TCAGCGCGTCGACGCCCATTCGGCGCGCAGCGGCTCCGCATCCTCCCTGCCGTCCAGCCAGCGGGAATAGGCGGCGGCGTCGAAGGGCACCGGTACGATGGTGTGGAACATGCCCAGCAGCCCCGCGCAGACCGACTGCTGGATGCGCCACATGACCGGTTCGCGGTGCGGCAGGGACGCCCAGTCTTCTTCCCGCTCGTACCACAGAATGATGATGGCCTCCGGCACGCCGCCCTTTTCCCGGATCTGCCCGCGGATGTTGTCGGCCGTCGCCGCCAGCGCGGTCGACCGCCATTCGACCAGTTCCCGCATGCGCTGCGCGACGGCTTCCGGCAGCGGCTCGGAACCGTCCTCCCACGCCTGCCACTGCCGTTCGGTGACGGCCGGCGCCGCGACCCAGCGTGCGGCTTCCCCATGGGAGAAAAACAGAAGACGGCGGAGGGCTTGCAGCGTGGTCGGGGTCATGATGTTGATTTCACGTGCTATCCGGGCAACATTGCCCTATGATCGCGCCCGGGCGATGATGCCGGACGATCAGATTGGTCCTGCGATCGGATATGATCCGGGGATCAACACCGGGGAGACACATTTTTGACAGGAACTATCAAAAACGAGAAAAGAAAAAGGGGCTGCAGCGAGTGCAACCCCTCGTGTCACTTTGGCTCCCCGACCGAGGCTTGCTAAGAACCGCAAGTATAACATTATTCATGCCTAAACGCTTCTGCTTAGCCGCTTGAGCGACAAACCTCTGCCTGTTTCTGTCTAGACCTCCAGATAACACTCGCCGACGTGGGAAAGTGCGTCGGAGGGTAGTGTGTCGTCTGTTGTTATCCCTGATCTGTTTTCGCTGAACAGCGTTATCGATTATCTCGTAGCGCATCGGGATCAATTCCCGGAGCACGGGGAATACAACATCGAAATGCGCAATTGCCTGCTGGCAAAGCCCCCCCAGCATCTCACCCATGACGATCAGACACGTACGGTCATTTTGATCGGCGTGTCAGTTTGAATGTGGAATGAAATCTGGAGGTCTCATGAAACACCTGCGTATCGTAGTCTTCGGCCTGATCGCTGGACTGATCGGGTTGGCCAACGCCGCTACAATCCACGTCCCCGACAGCTTCCTTTACGACACCGTCCGCGGCCAGATCGTCTTCGGCAGCGACACGATTAAGTGTGGTCTGGCGCCGTCGAGCTACGTCTACAACCGTGCGACGCACAGCAAGCGCAGTGACGTCACCGAGATCACCGGCACCGGTTATACCGCCGGCGGTCAGGCGGTGACGCCCACGGTGACCAACGACACGACGAACCACAAGCTGATCATCGGCATCCCTCAGATCGTCTGGACCGGCTCGACGACGATCACCGCTCGGCAGCTGTACTGCTACAAGTCGACGGGCACGGCCAGCGCTGATCCGCTGATCTTGTTCGCGGATTTCGGCGCTGACGTCTCAAGCTCGGGCGGCACGTTTACGGTCAATGCCATCACCATCGAATACACGCATTTCTGAGGATTTGGCGTGGCGACTCTCACGTCGACCGAGCTGGGCGCCTCGGGCCGGTACATCAATTTTGGTAGCGCGGCCGCGCTGGATGACCTCGGCAGCCAGACTATCATCGTCTACGCGCGTCCGACCGGCGCCGGCGGCGGGGACAACGCCTACCTGTACAGCAAGGGCGGATCAACGGGGCTGACTGGGCCGCGGCTGTTCATCCAGCACAACAGCGGCAGTCCGAAATTGCTGTTTGGCGCGAATTCCGCAAACTCGTCTGGGAAACCATACAACAACAGCGTGGCGGTAGCCGGGGCTGTCGCTTACAACGCTTGGCAGTACTTCCAGGTCTGCTGGGACGGCACAATTAATGCCCATGGAATCAAGACGTATATCAATGCTGGTACTTCGCCGACTGGCGTCTCCAACGACAATGGTGATGGAGCCATCACCAGCGACGCGGCGAACAACGTCTACCTGATGAACCGAGAAGACCTGGCACGTAATTTCGTCGGGGACTACGGTTGGTGCGCGGTCTGGGATCGCGAACTGTCGAATGAGGAACGAGCTACGGTCCGCTCCACTGGCCCGCTGGATGTGCCGAGCGGACTGGTTTTTCTCGCTGTGAATCAGGCCGATTTAGGACCGCATGAGCTGCCTGTGGTCGGCCGTTCGGAGTACGTCGCCGGCGCGCTGCCGCCGAACACGGCCCTGGGGGGTTCGAACGACGCGACGGTCTCGGGCGGTACGGGAACGGGTGCCGGCGCCGGCAGCGGCGGAAATGCCATCGGCGGGACAGACTCCCCGAACGGCGAGGCCTCGGGCGGAACGGGCGCCGGGACGGGGACCGGGTCCGGCGGCGACGCCAGCGGCGGCGCTCAGACACTGTCCATGATGCACGCCGGCGACGGCTTCAACACGCATCCGACGAACTCGACCGTCACGAATCCGAGCAGCACAACGCCCACAGTGCTGATCGTGCCACGCACACAGCATGTCGTGACGCCAGGCCCCTGGGTTGAGGACAAGACCGTCTGGCGGAATTTCCAGTTCAAGCTGACGGGCGCGCAGGGCAAAACGCCCTCGTTCCGCGTCTCGATCCTGTCCTACACCGTCACGATTTTTTCGGCCTGGCGCCCCTGGTACTCCTACGACAATGTGAACTGGACGCAGTGGCCGTCGGCGACAACCCTGAACGGCAACTATCGAGAGTTCGGCGGCGTCACCTTCACCGCCGATACCGTCTACATCGGCTTCATGCCTGGCTATCCGATCGCGCGGGCGAAGTCGCTGATCGACTGGCTGGTGGCGAATCATCCAGACTACATTCACCCCTTGCGCTCAACCGGCCCTGACTGGGTGGCGCAGACCCTGCCCGCGCAAACCGACGAACTCGGAAACACGGTCCCCGCACAGCCGTTCTACACCTACGGCATATGGGACCGGGTGGCCCGTCCGGACGATGGAAATCCGAAACGGACCTGTCTTCTGACCTGCGGCATGCATCCTGGCGAGACCGTGGCGGACTGGATGTTCGAGGGGTTTGTGAAGTTCTGCGTCGGGGAGGACCCGGCGGCGCTGCTGCTGCGAAAGAATGCCGAGTTGATCATCTACCCGAAGATCAACCCACCTGGTAGCTACGGAGGGCACTGGCGCGGCCAGTGGGAACCGACGGCGCTGACGAAGAACTCGAACCGCGACTACTCGAATTTCTACGGTGTCACGCCGTTTCAAATGCCATCCTCGCGCGCCGTGCGGGACTCGCTGCTGCTGGACGCCGCCGGCCGGCACATCACCTGTGCGCTGGACTTCCACGGCCAACAGGATGATCCGAGCGGACAGCCTGCCGCCTACTGGTTCCTCGACAGCACTACCGATGCCACGTATGCGGCGAATTGGCAGGCCCGGATGCGCGTATACAACTCCAGCTACACCCGCCAGGCGGCCGATCTGCGTTCGTCTCTGCAGACCTGGATTCACGATACCTACAGTTGCCAGCACTCCTACACCCCTGAGGCCTACGAGCAGCGCCTGTGCTCGGCCGGAACGGCGGACTACACCGCAGTCGGCGAGCACTTGGCCAAAGCCCTGGCGGCAACCTTCACCGCCTCGCCGGCCGGCGAGGCGCGATTCATTGGCAAATCGGCCGTGCTCGATTTTCAGAACGCCCCGGCCGATGGCCCGCTGTCGGCCTCGTTGTGGTCCGGAGTCCCCGGCCATGGCGGCGCACTGCTTTCCGCCGAAAAGACTGGCAGTTCCGGCGGGATGGTCGCACTCGATGCCTCGGCGGCCGACGGATCTTCGGTCTTCGTGTTGCTGACCGACGACGGCGAGACAGCCGGCACGACGCGCAGTTTCGCCGCCACCGTCGACGTCAGCGTGTCGACATGATTCAGCCAGTCCTCGGTGCGCAGTTCGTATCTGGCGCGCCGCTTTTGTTCTATCAATTTCTTGAGGCCGACGGATCTGTTGTAGCCGAAGGAGGCATCGGTACCGGGCTGAGCTCCGGATGGGGCGGCGATGCCCACGGGCAGATCAGCGGTACGGCGATGGGCGGCACCGGCACCGGAAGCGGCACCGGCAGCGGCGGAGACGCCGCTGGGGCGGCTGGCGGCTCGGCCACGGCGTCCGGCGGCACGGGCACCGGCCACGGATCGGGATCAGGCGGCGCCGCGGCCGGACAGATCAACGGCGTTGCGTCCGGCGGCACGGGGACTGAGTATGGATCAGGGTCCGGCGGCGATGCCATCGGCGGTACCGCAGATGCGGTAGCCAGCGGCGGCACGGGCACTGGCCACGGCAGCGGATCAGGGGGTTCTGCGTTCGGATCAGGCAACCAGCAGTTCGTCCGCCCGCCCCGCTCGCGCCTAGTCGTCGTCCCCTTCGAAAACCGACGAGTGAGGATCCAATGATCGGCGATGGATTTGTGTGCGACCAGGACGGCTACTACATCGAGGTGAAGGCCGGTACGACAGTCGACTACGGGTTTTTCTGGCGCGACTGGCTTACCGGCCGTGCGATCCAGTCGAGCACGTGGGAGGTGCCGTCCGGGCTGACCAAGGTTTCCGATGGCCATGACGATATCTCGACCTCGGTCACCATCACGGCGAACAGCCCCGGCACCTACGTGATCGGCAACACGATCCAGGCCGAAGATCTGGCCCCGAAGCGTACCTTCCGCATCATCGTGGAGGCCTGATGGCGCGCCGCTCGCAGCCGATGGACGACGTCACGTTCCGCTGCGGCGTCTGCCGGCACGTCTTCAACGCGCGCCCGTCCGAGGTCGTCGACGCGCCCGAGCGCGAGCATCATCCCTGGGACTATTACGCCGCGTGCCCGGTGTGCGACGCGCGCGCCGGGCAAGCCTACTGGGAAAAGGCGCTGCTCAAGGCCTGGACGGCCGCCACCGGGCCGAAGACCCCCGAAGGCCTGGCCGCCACGGCCAAGAACCTCGAAGGCCACCCGACGCCGGAGGAAGCGCGCCGCACCCGTTTTAACGCCATGAAGCATGGCTTGGCCGCCCGCACGGCAACGTATTTCCCGGCCAAGCCGGACGGCTACGCTTTCTGCAAAGCCTGCGACATCGACCGCGACTGGTGCGCCGACCAGCCGGCGTGCGCCAGACAGACGCAGCTGTTCATGCAGCACCACGCCGCGTTCGAATCTGGCGATCCGAAGCACCTCAAGGGCATCTACGCCGACCTGCAGGGCGCGATCATGGCCGTGCTGCAGCAGATCCTGCAGACCATCATCGCCGACGGCGTCAAGATCACCTGCCCGCAGTGGTACACCGACAAGGAAACGGGTCGAGTCATCATCGCCGAGTACATCGACGAGAACGGCAAGCGCCGCGTGCTCACCGAGATCGAGGCGCACCCGTTGTTCAAGCCGCTCGGCGAGCTGCTCTCGCGCAACAGCCTGTCGCTCGCCGACATGGGCATGACCGCCAAGGTCATCGAACAAGAGGAACAGGAAATGGGCCGCCTGCAGGCGCAGGACGACGCCCGCCAGGCGCTCTCCGACTTCTCCAGGCAGCAGGCCGATTCCCTGGCCGCCTTGCGCGCCATGATGGAGCGCGCCCAGGAAAACCGGAAGAACGACCCGATCCTGATCGAGTACCAGAAACAGAACGGAGGTTGATGTGTGCAAATTTCATATCTGCTTTTGGCGTCATCCGATATTGTGGTTCAAGCAGGAATGGCACCTGTTCATCATGCGCAGGGCATTGAAAATAAAGCTGTAGAATGCCGCGCGTCACCGCCGCCGAACGCATCCAGATCGCCAGCCGGGCCGAGGCGGCGATCATGAAGTTCGCCCGCGCCGACCCGGAGACGGGGCTGCGGCCGCACGCCCTATGGCACAAACACGTGCACAACGTGACGCTCGACCCCGTGCAGGTGCTCAAGATGGTCGAGATGGACCAGCACCCGAACACCATCGACGTTTCCTGCCGGCGCACCGGCAAGACGGCGGGCAAGGAGATGTACCTGCTCGAGCACCTGGCCACCATGCCGCACCAGGATCTCGGCGTCGTCGCACCGCGCCAGCAGCAGGCGCAGAACAACCTCTCGTATCACCTCGACGCCCTCCAGCGCTCCGAGATGCTGGCCAGCTACATCGGCTACAAGAACGGCCGCAAGCAGAAATCGGACACCAAATATGAGTTCGCCAATGGCAGCGGCGCCTCGGCCTACGGCATCATGAGCCAGATCGACGGCGATTCGCTGACCGCCGCCTCGCTCGAGGAAACCGACGACATGCCGGCCGAACGCCTGCTCTCGCGCTTCCTGCCCATGCTCGGCGCCGCGCGCCGGCTCGGCGTCGATCCGGGCGCCGCCAGCTTCAAGCCGCAGATCCGCATCACCGGCGTGTTCAAGGGCGCGGACGTGCTGCAAGCGCTGCTCGACTCCGGGCAGTACAAGCTGCTGCCGGCGGTCGACGTCTACCTCGGCATCGAACTCGGCATCCTCAACGAGAAATTCATGCTCGAGATGCGCGCGCAGTTGCCCGAGGGCGAGTTCATCCGCCAGTTCCTGTGCATGAACATCGGCAGCCAGAACTTCATCTGGGAAAAGCACATCCGCCGCGCCCTGGCCCTGGGGCTGCAGGCCGGCCTGCAGCTGGCCGGGCCGCTGCCGGGGGCACGCTACAAGAAGCGCGGCCTCGTCTCCCTCGGCTACGACCACACCGGCCACGGCGAAAGCCTCACCGCGTCGAAATCCGCGCTGGTCGTCACCGAGCAGATCGGCGCCTTCGTCACCTTCCCCTACGTGCGCACCTGGCCGGCCGGCACCGACGACAAGGTCATCGAGAACGACCTCTACGCCCTGTACGACTACTTCCGCCCGGACGTCGCCATCGGCGACGCATTCGGCGTCGGCATGCTCACCAGTCTCAACGACCGGCTGTTCAAGGGCGGGCTGACCGACATCGACCGGCGCACCATCGGCGACGGCCAGAGCACCGCCAGCACCTGGGGCGAATGGCCGTTCGCCCCGCTGCGCTTCGAAGGCATGGTCAAGCACAGCATGGCCAGCGCGCTGAAGGCCATATTCCACAACGGCAACGCCGCCATCCCCTACGTCGACACCGGCGCCGACGCCGTGCGCGACGACGCAAACGTCGTCTGGACGCCGAAAGAGATCTGGAGCGACAAGGAAGCCGCCGCCGACTGGCTGCTCTTCTGCCGTCAGCTCGGCAACATCAAGACCGAGGAGACCCGGGCCGGCTATCTCAGCTTCAAGATGGCCGAGCCGCGCCTCGGCGACGACCTGTTCGACGCCGCCATGGCCGCGAACTGGGGTCTGGTCACCCGCGGCGCCGACCTCGTCCCGGCAGTGATCGGCGCGCGCACCCAGACCCGCGAGCAGCTGCTCGGGAGGCGCGCCGCATGAGTTACGCCAAGGTCAAGGGCCGCACGCCCTCATTGTTCGACGCAAAACCGGAAGTGCGCCGCCCGGCCCCCCCGGCCGCGCCGATCGACGAAGCCGAGCACGCGCGCATCCGCGCCAACGTCGACGCCGTCAAGGCGTACCTGCCCGAGTTCTGGCCGTTCATCAAGGAACTGCACGCGGCCGGGCTGATCGACGGCCTGCGCGCCATCGTGCGCGTCGACACCCACCCCCTCAAGGAGTCCTGACATGGGCCTGCTACAACGCGCCTTCGGCGCACTTAAAAGCGGATTCACCCTGCCCAACGAACCGGCTGACCGCTCGAGTGAAAAAGGCAAGCGCCCCACCCCGGAGAACTCGCTCAAGTACCTCTACCGCACCCTGTGGGTTGATCCCGACCTGCGCCAGGCCATCCTCGATATCCGCGAGATGGATCGCCTCGACGGCCGGGTCAAGCGCATCCACAACCGGCTGGCGCGCGACACCGTCAAGGGCGGCCTGGTCCTGCAGCAGGCGGAGGACAACCCGCGCATCGCGCAGCTGTGGGACGACTTCTCCCGCCGCCTGCAGATCGACCGCGCCGAAAAGCTAAAATCCGACGCCCGCGGCCTCGTCATGGAGGGCAATCTGCCGCTGCAGGTCGTGCTCGACGACGCCCGCAACGTCGTCAACCTGATCCGCATGCCCTCGGAAACGATCCTGCCCAACGTCGACGACGCCGGCCGCTTCAAGGACATCACTCGCGCCTACCTCCAGTTCGACCTCGCCACTGGCACCGAACTGGCCGCGTTCCCGCTGTGGCAGCTGTTCCTCTGCCGCTTCGACCCGGACAGCTTCGACGACATGGGCGCCCTCGGCCGGCCGTTCCTCGACGCCAACCGCTCGGTATGGCGCAAGCTCCGCATGACCGAGGAAGACCTCGTCATCCGCCGCCGCACCCGCGCCCCGCTGCGCCTGGCGCACTCACTGGAAGGCGCCACCAAGGACGAACTTGATGCCTACCAGAAAACCATCGAGAACCGCCAGAACGAAATCACTACCGACTTCTTCCTCAACAAGAAGGGGGGCGTCACCGCGGTGCAGGGCGACAGCAACCTCGACCAGATCGAGGACGTCGTCTACCTGCTCGACACCTTCTTCTCCGGCTCGCCGCTGCCCAAGGGCCTGATGGGCTACACCAAGGACATGGCGCGCGACATCCTGGAAGACCTGAAGCGCGACTACTACGAGGAAGTCGATTCTGTGCAGGACACCCAGGCCTACGCCTACGCCCACGCCTTCCGCCTGCAGCTGCTGCTCAAGGGCATCAACCCGGACAGCGAGGATTTCACTGTCGGCTTCGCCGAGCGGCGCACCGAGACGCCGAATCAGACCGTCGACCGAGGCCTCAAGCTGAAGGCCATGGGGCTGCCCGAAGGCATGGTCTGGGAAGAGCTCGGCTACGACGCCACCTACGTGCGCCAGCGCCGCGACTACGAGCAGAAGCACTACGACCCGTACCCCGACCCGAACGCCATCAAGTCGCCTGGTACGCCGGCGGTCAAGGTCACCCCCGGCAACGCGCCGAAGGGCGAGAGCATGACCAGCATGGGCAATAGAACGGCCTTATCCGAGTTCATATTGCTCTACGATGCCGATCAGCCTAGAGTGCCTGCGGGCAATTCAACAGGGGGACAGTGGGTGGGCGACAACCAGGAGAAGGAGTCCGACAAACCGAGGATCAGGCTTACGGAGAAGACGGGCTTTTACGGCATGAATATTAATGTCCGGCCCCATGGCTTGGTAGATGTGGAATGGCCTGGTTTCGGCTTCTCCGACGCGCAGATTCGGGAAAAGACGAGCCTGGCCGTCATGGAACATTTTCGAGAGAAACTGCCGGAAAATACCTTCTGGCGATTTACTAACTCCGATAACGAGATCGATCTGATCCAGCAGGGCGTGCTTCGTCCATCGAGGAATCATGCGGATAATTTCTTCGAAAAAGGGCTTTCCGTTGCGGAGGGCGCTCACTACAGCATTCAGGGCTACAAATACGGCTACCTGATTCAAGGAAATGTGATCGGGTATGGGTCGGACGGGGAGCCTATCCTTGATCTGAAGACCTTGAAACCGGCCTCGAAACTGAAAAAATCCGCTGATATTGCGGTAGAAGACAGAAAACGGACTACCGAGCGCCTGAAAAAAGAGGGATGGACCGATGAACAATTCAGGATGACGGTAGGCAAGCACGCAGATATCCTGAAATGATCGAGCAGGCCGCGATCAAGCGCGCCACCCTGGCCGCGCACCGCGCCGTCGAGGAACTCGATTCCGCTTCGCTGAAGGAGCTGAAGCGGATCTACGCGCAGGCCGCCGAGGACGTCGCCGCGCAGATCCGCGCGCACGCGGGCGGCGACGACACGGTCACCCTCTACGAACTGCGCTCGCTGCTCGACCAGCTCGAAACCCGCCTGCGGCAGCTGTCGGTGGACCGCAACGCCGTCGTCGACGCCGGCCTCGACCTGGCCGCCCGGCTCGGCGCCCAGCCCTTCGCCGCCTCGGTCGACAGCCCGGCCGCGATGCGCGCGGCCGACGAGGCGCTGCGCTTCGTGCGCAACTTCGTCGCCGAGGACGGCCTGCAGCTCTCCGACCGCATCTGGCGCCTCGACCGCGGCGCGCGCGACACGCTGGTGAATGCCATCGAGCAGGCCGTCATCCAGGGCCACGGCGCCGCCGAGGCCGCACGCGATTTCCTCTCGCGCGGCCAGCCGGTGCCGCTCGACGTGCAGGCCCGGCTCGACTCGGCCAATGCCCCGCGCCTCGCCCGCGGCGCCGTCGACCAGCTGCTCACTGGACAGGGCAACCCGCTCGACAACGCCATGCGCCTGATGCGCACCGAACTCAACCGCGCGCACGGCGAGGCCTACATGATGTCCGGCGAGGATCATCCCGACTTCGCCGGATGGCGCTTCCTGCTCTCGCCGGCGCACCCCGAGCCGGACATCTGCGACCTCCTGTCCGCGCAGAACCTGCACGGCCTCGGCCAGGGCGTCTATCCCTCGCGCGAAAAATGCCCCTGGCCCGCGCACCCCAACACCCTGTCGTTCCTGGAGATCGTGTTCAAGGACGAGATCACCGACGCCGACCGGCAGGGCCAGGAAACGCCGCTGCAGGCCCTGGCGCGGCTCACCGCCGCGCAGCGCGCCGGCGTGCTGGGCCAGGCCAAGGCCGCCGTATACAACGCCGGGCAGCTCACCCAGGGTATGATCCGCGCCCCATGGCGGGCGGTGAAGAAGCGTATCGGCCAACCCCCGCCGCCGGCCGCGGCCAAGGCGCTGCCGAAAGTGCAAAAACCACGGAAAGACCACCTCGCGCTCGACGAGATCATCGCCCTGGGCAACACCCGCGCCGACGCGCTGATCGCCCGGGCCGCCGCCAGCGGGCGGCTCGGCGAGGCGCTTCCCGGCACCCTCCTTCAAGCCCTGCGCGCCGCCCGCACCATCGATGCCGAGGCCAAGATCGCCAACGGCGGCAAGGGCGCCGACCTGGTGCGCGCCGTCTCCCGCCTGTTCCCCGACGACTGGACGCAGGCCGCCGACCGCTTCGGCCCGCTCTACGTGCGCGGCACCGCCGGCCGCGCCTGGCACATCACCCTGCCCTCCGCCAGCGCCGGCCGTACCTTCTCGCTCAAGGGCTTTCGCTTCGTGGCCCAGGGCAACGACGGGTTGATCGCCGCCCGCGACTATAAATCCGCCCTGCACGAGTACAGCCACCGGCTGCAGCACGCGCTGCCCGCGCTCGACGACTATTTCCAGGATCTCCACCAGCGGCGCACCGCGGGCGACCCGCTGAAACGGCTGCGCGATTTGATCCCCGGGTCCGGCTATGCTAGTAATGAGGTCACCCGGGAGGACAAGTACATCCACGTCTACCAGGGCAAGATCTACTCGGGCGGCAATCGCTACCTGGGCAAGCACGGCGCCATGGAAGTCATCACCATGGCCTTCGAAAGCGTCTTCGGCAACCGCCCCGACGTCGTCGAAAAGCTGGTCCGGGACGACCGCGAAATGTTCAACCTGGTGCTGGGGGTGCTCTTCCACTATGTTCCGTAGCGTTCGCCTCGAACCGCTCACCACCCACGAGCGGCCGCTCGTCTTCGAGTGGGATACGGACTCCGGCAGCGTGCGCGGCCGGGACGCCGCCCGGGTTCGCGCCTTGGCCGAGGATGCGGCGCGCGCGCGCACGATCCTCGGCCATCCCTACCCGACCCCCTACGAGCTCGCCGACCCGCTGCGCCGCCCGGCCGAACTGGCGGTGGTGCTGGGCAACGACTGGCGGCTCGACGACTTCCTGCAGGCGGCCTATCCTGCCGCGGACGGCGACGATCTGCTGATCGAGATCGACAGCGAGGGGCAGGAACGGTCATCGGAATTTCGTCCGCTCTATTGATGACGTGCTACTGATCGACCACTACGTGGCATAGAACCGCGTCGGGACAAGGGAGAAAAAAATGGCACTTATAAAATGCAGGGAATGTGGGAATGAAGTCAGCGACAGCGCGAAGGCCTGTCCGAAATGTGGGGCAAAACCCCTGCAATCGAATTGGTGGATTTTGATTCTTTGCTTGGCCATTCTTATTCCGCTGGGCATCTATCTCCTCGGAAAGTCCGACCCGAAGGGAGAGGAAAAACAACACGCGCGTGATGCCATTGCGATGTGCTGGAAACAGTACGAACGGAAATCCCTGGACCCCGCAGAAAAGCGTTTCATCGCCTCGACGTGTGAAATGATGGAACGGGACTATCAGAAGGCGTACGGTAGCCGTCCGTGATTCCCCTTCGAACCCCGCTCCGGCGGGGTTTTTGCTGGCCACCATTTCCCCTTGCCGGTAAATTACTGTATAAAATTACAGTATGAAATGCCGTCTTGTCGAACTCTATACTCACGGGGTCCGCCGCGATCCTCAAGAGGTGCTGGCGGCCGAGCCGCTCGTCGGTGACCTGGTCATTGAAAACTGCCGGCGCTCGCCTCGCTGGACACGCTTGGCCGAGCTGAAGGAGCACAAGCCCGGCTACACGCGCCCGATGCTGCCGCCGCTATCCGACCCGGTGGCGGTGCGGGCCAAGCCGGGCGACAATGGCTTCGTGCTGCGCGGATGCCAGCTCTCCGCTCGCACCGTCGACGGCGAGCCGGTCATCACCGAGTTCATTCAGGAGTGGTGGATTCGTCCCGGGTAATCTCCCCGACATACCTCTCCCTGTTTTTGTCTTGCCCCCCGGCTGAAACTCGCCCCTGACCCTTTCAGGTCGGCGCGGCGGGGGTCCAGTTCGCTCCTGCTCCCGCTGCGCGCTTTCACGCGAGGCGGGCATGTCATGTAAATCACGCATCATCCGGCTGGAAGCGCCGGCCGAACGGACAGTGCGATTCCTGTCCGGACTCCATGTGCAGCTGGAGGACGGCGTCACGCGCTCCTGGGTGACCATCACCCGCACCGGCACATTCACCGATCCGCGCTATGGCAAGTTCGACATCACGCGCGAGATGCTCCTGTCGATGGTCGCCAACTTCGAGGCCAACACCTACGGGCAGGACATCTTCGTCGACGTCGGGCACAAGCCGCAGGACGGCGCCGCGGCCAAGGTCGTCAGGCTGGCCGTCGAAGGCGACCGCCTGCGCGCGCAGGTCGAGTGGACGCCGTACGGCATCGACGCGGTGAAGAACAAGGGCATGGCCTACCTCTCCGCCGAGTATCACGAGAATTTCCGCGACAACGAAACCGGTACCGCCCATGGATGCGTGCTCCTGGGCGCGGGGCTTGTGACCCGGCCCTGCATCAAGCGGCTCGATCCGGTCCAGTTGAGCGAAGCGGACGCCGGCGCCAAGGGCGCGGCCGTCCTGCTGCATCCGACCCTCCTTACCGAACTTCTCTCCGAGGTCAAGAACACCATGGAAAAACATCTCAAGCAGCTGGAAGAACAACTGCGCGCCCGCAAGCTCTCCGACGCCGCGATCACCTCTATCCTGGCCGCCGCCCGGCAGGCGCTCACCGGCATGAGCGACGACGCGACGATGAAGTCGCTGTGCGACGCGCTGCTCGACGGCGCCGTGAAGCTCGCCGAAGGCTCAGCGCCGGTCATCAACATCACCGGCGGCGGCCTCACCGCCGCCGACGTCACCCGCCTCCTGGCCGAAGCCGACGCCCGGAAGGACGATGCCGCGAAGAAACTGGCCGAGACGCTCGACGGCCACCGCAAGATCCTCGCCGACGCGATCAACGCGGCCACCGGCTTCGACGCCGAGGTCAAGGCCAAGCTGCTCGCCGACGCGGCCGAGCTCGTCACCGCCGCGATGAGCGCCGACCAGGTCAAGCGCCTGGCCGAGCACATGGTGCGCGTCGGCAACGATCTTGTCGTCGCCCGCCAGCTCTCCGCGCAGGGCTACCGCATCGCCGGCACCGCGCACATCACGGTCGACGACTCCAACTCCATCAAGGCGCTGCAGGAAGCCGTCGACAAGCGCCTGCGCCTGTCGCCGCCGAAGGATTCGGCGAACAAGGAACTGGTCGACGCCGCGCTGGCGCTCTACGACGCCGAGCACGCCGCCCAGCTGCACCGCGAGCACAAGCAGCTCGCCGGCGGCGACGGCATCATCTCCGACGTCTCGGTGCCGGCCGCCTTCGAGCGCACGGTGATCCGCGAGGCCTTGTACCCGCTCGTCGCCCTGCAGTTCGTGAACGTCGGCACCGCCGAATTCGGCGGCTCGCTGCAGATCCCGTACAGCTACCGCGACACCACGGCCGCCGGACGCGACGCCACGCGCAAGTACGAGGGCCAGGGCATCGCCCGCGCCGGCATCAAGCAGGCGATGGATACCGCCTACCCGCTGCCGCAGAAGCTCGCCTTCGAGGTCTCGGACGAACTGCGCTACCTCACCGCCACGGGCCGCATCGATTTCGAGGCCGTCGCCGAGAACGTGCGCAACGCCGCGCGCATCATCGGCGAGGACACCGAGCGCCTGCTGCTCAACGAGATGGTCAACGCCGGCGATGAATTCGCGGTGACCACCGTGGCCACCGAGACGCTCACCTCGCAAGTCAACGGCACCAACAAGGTCTTCGTCCTGGCCAACTTCCCGGTGGTCAAGCCGCGCAAGATCTTCGACCTGCAGGGCAACCAGGTCGGCAGCACGGCCAACCCGATCACCGTCACGCTCAACAGCGTGGCACGCAACGAGTACGACGGCACCGGTACGCAAGCCGCCGGCACCTACTGGACGATGGACTATAACCTCGGCGAACTGCGCTTCGTCACCGAGGCCGGCGTGGCGGTCGCGCCGACGAGCGGCTGGGCGCTGGTGGTCGGCTACGGCTACACCACCAACGTCTACAAGTTCGACACCGATCTCGGCTCGCTCACCGCCGGCGCCAAGTGGGACGACTTTCTCTACCGCTACGGCCTGCGCCGCTCGGTGCTGGAAGACCAGCGCTTCTACCGCGCCAACTTCGGCCTGATGGCCGGCACCATCCACGAGATGATCCTGCTGGCCAACCAGTACAAAGCCTCGGACGCTCGCGGCCAGACCGCGGTCAACGCCGCCGGCGACCTGGGCCCGGTCCGCAGCGTGCCGAACTACAAGAGCTTCGCCCCCGGGCTGCAGCTGGCGGACACGCGCGTGCTGATCGGCGAGCGCGCCAACACCCGCTACCGCATGGCCAAGCCCTGGGCCATGGGCGAGTTGCAGGACCAGCACGACAGCAACGGCCGCTTCACCGGCAAGAAGGAAGCGTACGGCGACCAGTTCGTCTTCCTGCACACGCCGGCGCCGCTGAAGGGCTGCTACACCAGCGTCGTGCTGTATTCCGCCACGGGCCGCGTGGCCCGCGCCGCGTAACTCCCGCCGTCCCCCGGCTTGCCCCGGCCTTCGGGCCGGGGCCTTTTCCCGACCGACAGGAGCGCACGATGCAAAAAACCATCACCAACAACGGCTGCGGCCCGCTGTACGTGGGCGGCCGCATGATTCCCCCGGGCGAGTCGCTGGTCTTCGAGGAGGCCGAGCTGCCGCCCGAACACCGCGCCGCGCCGGAACCCGAACCCGAGGCGCCGCCGCCCGACCGCCTCGCCGAGATCGCCGGCCTCGCCGTCAAGGTCGTCATCCCGATCCTGGCCGACCTCTCCGACGAGGACCTGGCGCGCCTCAAGGCCATCGAAGAGGCCGGGCAGAAGCGCAAGTCCCTGCTCGCCGAGATCGCCGCGGTCACGCTCGACCGCGCCGCGAAGACGCTGGACGCCGCGCAGGACCCCGTCACGCCACCGCCGGCCGGCCCTGAAAGCCCCGCGGAGTAGGCCATGTCCGGAACGATGAGCCGCGCCGACCTGGTAGCCGACCTCAAGGCGTCGCTGCACGACGCCGCCGAGGTGTTCACGGCCGCCGGCGGGGCGGACTTCGCCCGACTGCTCGACCTCGCCGCGCTGGACTTCGCGCGCCCGCGCCCGCGCACGCTGATCGGCAGCGTGCTACTCACCGCCGGCACCGCCGACTACGCCCTGCCGGACGACTTCCACGCCTACAAGACCGACCTGTGGATCGATCCCGGGCGTGCCGGCAAGCCCTGGGAGAAGCACTACGCCGGCCCCGCGCCCCGGATCGCCGTGGCCTTCATCGACGGCGTGCAGCGGCTGATCTTCTTCCCGGCGCCGACCTGGGAACAGATCGCCGCCTGGGGCAGCGCTTTCCGTTACTACTACTTCGCCCGTCACCTCATCGGCGAGGCAGCCGCTCAGACCACCCTCGACGCCGGCGACCGCGGCCTGCTGCTGCTGCGCGCCCAGGCCGAGGCCATGCGCGAGCTCGCCATGCGCAACATCGGCAAGCCCGTGGCGCTGCGCGACGGCCTCAACAGCGCGCCGCGCAACGGCACGCCCGCGGCGCTCTACCAAGCGCTGCTCGACGAATTCAGGGCGGCGGCATGACCGGCATCACCGTCAAGGTCGATCACGCCCGCGCCGTCGCCGCGTTCAGGAAGGCGCCGGAGGTGATGCACCGGCACGTCGACGCGGGGCTCTCGCGCGGCGCGCAGGAAGTGGCAAACGAGGCCAGGACGCTGGCACCGAAGCTCTTTTCGACGCTCACCAATTCGATCTTGGCAAGCCAGGTCGGGCCGTTGCACTGGCGCGTGCAGCCGGGCGTCAATTACGCGAGAGACGTTGAGGAAGGCACTGGCCCAGCCGCAGGCCGGTCGCGGTATTACCCCAATCCCGAGGCCTTGCAGCAGTACATCATGCTCTCGCCGAAGATGCGCGGACACAAATGGGCGAAGCCCGGTAGCCGGGCTCGTGGGGAGCAGGAGCTCAATATCTGGTTCCGTGCGCGGGCGTTGGCCTGGTACATCTACGCGCACGGCACCAAACCGCAGCCGTACATGGCGCCTGCGGTCGAAGCCAAACGCAGCCGAGTTATCGACCTGGTGCGCGAAGCGGCTGCCCGTGGCGCCCGGGAGGTGATGGCATGACCCTCGCCGAACGCATGGAGGCCCTGGCCGCGCTGCTGGCCGAACGCTGCCCGTCGCGCCGCGTCACGCGCTCGCTGCGCGATTTCGCGGAGCGCCAGCCGGCCGAGCTGAAGCGCGGCATCGTCACGCTGCTCAGCCTGGGCGAATCCGACTACGCCAACCTGCGCGACCGCGCCGCGATGGACGGTCGCCACCGGATGCTGCTCGTCGGCCAGATCCAGGTGCATGAATCGGCCGACGCCCAGTCCGTCGAGGATGCCGAGTTCGCCCTGGTCGAGCAGATCAAGGACGTCATGCGCCACCTGCCTGCCGGCTTCGCCTGCTTGGAAATGAAGGCGTTCCGCCAGAGCGGCCAGATCGAGCACCCCTACGGCTGGATCGCCGTGGATCTGGAGATGCCGTCATGAGCGAACCGCTCGAACTGCGCCTGGTGCGCGACAAGGCCGGCGCGCACAGTACGCTCGGCACCCTCTACGTCGACGGCCGCCGCTTCTGCGAGACGCTGGAGGACACGCTGCGCGAGCGGCCCGGCGTGCCGGTAGCGGAATGGAAGATCGCCGGCCACACGGCCATCCCGCGCGGCCGCTACCGCGTGGTCATCGACGATTCCGCGCGCTTCGGCCGGCCGATGCTGCACCTCCTCGACGTGCCGGGCTTCACCGGCATCCGCGTGCACGGTGCCAACACCGACCGCGACGTGCGGGGCTGCATCGGCGTCGGCGCCGTGCGGCGGGGCGACGGCATCGCCCTGTGCGCCGACGTCCTCGCCCGTCTGGAAAAAACCGTCGCCCAGGCGCTCGCCGCCGGGCGCGAGGTGTGGATGGAGGTGCTCTGATGGGCTGGCTGCGCGAAGCGATCAACGACGGCCGCACCGGCAAGGCCTCGAGCAAGCGCATCGTCATGCTGATGGGCGGCGCGGCCCTGTCCGTCTCGGTCGTCGTGCTCTCGGTGGCGGCGCTGTTCGGCCATCCCGTCGCCGGCGAGCTCGGCGCCGTCTCGGTGCCGCTCGCCGGGCTGGCCGGCTACAGCTACGTCAACGGCAAACAGGTGGAGGCCAATCGTGCTGCCCCTGCTGCTTGACCTGCTGCGCCGCAACTGGCTGTCGATCGCCCTGCTCGTGGCCGGCGCGGCGTTCGGCGCCTGGGCGGCCTGGTCGATCCAGGGTGTACGCCTGGACGAGGCGCGCGACGACCTCGCCGAAGCGCGCCAGGCCTTCACCCGCTTCAAGGCCGCGCTGGCCCTGCAGGAAGAGGAAGAGGCGCAGCGCGCCGACGCCGCACGGCGCCGGGCGGCCGACGATCACCGGAGGTTGAGCGATGAACTGGAAAAACGGATTGCCGCGGGCGACGCGTATCGCCGCTGTGTGGCTGCTGGCAAGTGCGGTGCAGTCGTGCGCGACGTGCCCGTCGGAGGTTGTGGTCCGACCCTCCGTCTACCGGCCGCCGGCGGAACTGATGCAGGCGGCGCCGACGCAGTACCTGCTACCGGAGGACATGCGCCGGACGAACCGGCAGTAGTCGGCGACTGCGCCCGCGCCACGCTGCGGCTCAATGACCTGCAGGCCGACATCGAACGCCAGCCCGGCTACCGGAGCGCGCCATGAACGACGACGACGTGCGCTGCCCCTTCAACGCCGACGTGGTCGAGTACCGCATCCAGGCGCTCGAGAAATCGATCGAGGAGATCAGCCGGGCCGTGAAGAGCATCGCCGAGACCACCGCCAAGATCGCCATGCTCGAGGAACGCCACAGCGAGACGCGCGAAGCGTTGGAGCGGGCCTTTTCCGCCATCTCCCGCACCCGCGACGAGATGAAGGGGCTGGAAAAGGACATCGACAAGCGCCTGCGCACGCTGGAAGCCGACATGCCGGCGGTGCGCGAGACCTCCGGTTGGGTCAAGACCGGCGTCATTTCGCTGGTCGGGCTGGTCCTGTTCGCCGTCATCAAGCTGTCCCTGCGCCTTTGAGAGGAACCCCCATGACCAAGAAAACCGCATCCCCCGCCTCTGCCGCTGCCGGACAGGCGGCCTATCACGACGGCCCGCCGGAGATCGAGTTCGCCGGCCGCCGCTGGCTGCGCGGCCGCGCGCAACCGCTGACCGACGCCGAATTCGCCGCCCTGCAGGCGCGCCCCGACGCCGCGCAGTTCGGCTTCACCTTCACCGGCGACCCGCTCGCCATCCCCGCCCCCGTTTCCGAGGAGTAAGACATGGCCCAAGCCATCGGCGCGATGATGCAGCTCCTGCTGCAGCGCGAAGCCAGCTTCCGCGTGCGGCCCACGCCCGCCGCCGCGTTCAAGCTGCCGTTCACCAAGTACAACCTGGGCCGCGACCCGCAGAAGGTGCGCGACCCGTCGATCTCGTCCTCACCGCTGCCCGGCAAGTCGGGCCTGGGCGATGCCATCGTGCAGGGCAGCATCGAGTCCATCCTCGACCTGCGCAGCATCGGCCACCTGCTGGCCCTGCTGCTCGGCGTGCCCACCACCGGCAAGGCGGTGACCAAGCAGCCGACCAACGTCACCGGCGTCACCGCGCAGTACGCGCAGAGCGCCACGCCCGCCGGCGCCGGCACGCTGACCTTTGTTTCCGCCGCCAAGACGCTGGCCTGGAAGGCCCAGGGCGACGCCACCGCCGGCACGGCGGTCGACGTCTCGGCCGGCGGCACCTACACGCTGCAGTCCGGCACCGCCTCGCACGCGCTGACCGTCACTGTCAATACCGGCGCGCTGGCCTCCGCCGACAAGTCGGACACCGACATCGCGGTGAGCACCACGCTCAAGTGCCACGTCTTCCCGATCAATCTCGGCGTGCGCCCGTCCGCCCTGCTCGAGCTCGGCCACCTCGACACGGGCACGTACTACCGCACGCTCGGCGCCAAGATCAACAAGTTGTCCTACGACCTCACCGCGCGCGAGCAGAACATCACCCTCGACGTGCTGGCCGGCGACGAGACCGAGTACGCCACCGCCCACGACGCCGCGCCCACGGCCTACGCCAGCGTGCGCGCCTGCGGCTCGGGCGGCGTGATCAGCAACGGCGTCGACGCCACGCTGGGCACCATCGTCAGCGGCACCATCGAGATCAACAACAACATGACCGGCTATCCGCTGGTCGACGGCCGCGAAGGCTATGGCCTGATGGACCAGGGCGAGCTCAACATCGGCGGCAAGATCAAGACCATCTTCGACGGCGCCGGCGCCTACCAGCTCGCGCGCACCAGCACCAGCACCCGCCTGCGCGTCGGCTCGACGTCGGTCGACGGCGCCGACACCTTCGCACTGTACTGGGACATTCCCAACACCGAGCTGGTCGAGCAGGCCGTGCCCAAGGAAGGCAAGTCCGGGCTCTTCGTCGAGCTCGACTGGTCGGCGCACCGCGACACCGCCGGCAGCCTGCCGGTGGTCACCCTGATCAACGACGTGGCGGGGTACTGACATGCTGAGCATCGGCGACATCATTCCCCAGGTTTGGGTCCCGCACGAGGACACCGGCACGCGCTACCTGATCCAGCCGCTGCAGCCGCGCGACGGCCAGCGTCTGCTCCAGGCTGCCCGCAACAAGAAGACCGGCGAGATCGACCACGTCACCTACAACGGCCTCGTCGCCGAGCACATCGTTCGCGACTGGGACGGCGTCGGCGACAAGGGCGTGGCCACGCCCTGTACGCCGGAGGCGCGCATCCGCTTCGGCGAGCGCTTCGGGCGCATCGTCGGATTCCTGATCGAAAAGGCCGTCGATCCGGTCCTGTTCAGCGATGAGGCCGAAGCCGGAAAAAACGCCTGACCGCTCGCGCCCGCTGGGAATTCAGCGGCGGACGCGAGTACGTCGAGGCCATCAGGAAGTCCGGGCGCCCGGTGCACCCGGACGACCTGCCGCCGGAGCTCGCCTGGGAAAAAGGCATCTGGTGGCTGTACCTGCGCGTGCAGACGCAGTGGCGCGTCACGGCCTTCGGCCGGCGCACCGGGCTGGACTACGGTCCGGCCATCGCTATCATCCGCGCGCTGGGCTGGAACCTGCCCTTCGCGCTCGAACTGCTGCAATGCGTCGAACGGCAGGAGCTGACGGACGGGGAGACGTCTGATGGTTGACCCGATCCGCGTCGATATCACCGCCGGCGTCACCGGTCTCGACCAGGGCTTCGACCACGCCGAGAAGCGCACGCAGGAATACGCCACCTCGGTGGCGAAATCGAGCGGCGAGATCACCGCCGCCTCGCGCAAGGCGGCCGAGGCGCTCGGCCAGGTCGGACGTGAAGTGGTCAACGGAGATTTTTCCCGGATACCGGCATCGATCGGCGAGGCGGCGCTGGCTGCGCCGGAACTGTCCCTGCGCCTCGTCGGCCTGCTCAGCCCGTTCGCCGCCGTGGCCACCGCGGCCGCGCTGATGGGCAAGGGCTTCTACGACGGCAACAAGGAAACCGTCGCGCTTTCCAACACCCTGATCACCACCGGCAACGCCGTCGGCTCGACCGTCGACCGCCTCTACGATCTGTCCGGCGAAGTCGCCCGGGTGCTCGACGACGCCAAGAGCGAAACCACCGCGGCGCTGACCCAGCTGGTGCGCGCGGGCGGCGTCGCCGAGGAAACGCTGAAGGTGGCCACCCGGGCCGCGATCGATCTGGAAAAATCCGGCATCCAGGCCGTCGCCAAGACCGCCGAGCAGTTCGCCGCCCTGGGCAAGGACCCGGTCGAGGCATCCTACCGCCTCAACCAGCAGTACAACTACCTCACCGCCGCCATCTACGCCCAGATCAAGGCCCTGACCGACGAGGGCCGGCAGCGCGACGCGGCCGCGCTGGCGCAGCGCACCTTCGCCGAAGCCGCCGAGACCATGGCCGCCGGCGTCAGCAACAACCTCGGCCTCCTCGAACGCGGCTGGAACGCCGTCACCTCGGCGATCACCCGCGCCAAGTCGGCGCTTATGGACCTCGGCCGCGCGCAGACGCTGAGTGAACAGATCGCCGAACTCGACAAGCAGATCGCCATCGCCGAGAAGGTGAACAAGGTCACCGAATCGAACGCCGCGTTCAAGGGGTTTTTCGGCAACACCGCGCAGCTCGAACAGTTGCGCCAGCAGCGCGCCGGGCTGCTCGCCGCCCTCGCCGCGCAAGAAGAATCGACGGCATCGGTCCAGGCCTGGAACGCCGCCCAGCAGGACGGCATCGCCAAGCTGCGCGAGAAGGAGGAGACGCGCAAGAAGGCACATGCCGCCGAGATCAGCGACGGCCAGCGCCTTATCGAGCAGCTGCAGGGCCGGCTCTACACCGCCGAGCGCCTGACCGAGGTAGAAAAGCTGCAGGCCCAGCTCGCCGACGGCAAGTACGCCAAGATCACCGCCGGCGAGACCGACATCGCTCTCTCCCTCGCCGCACAGATCGACCAGCGTGAACTGATCCGCCAGCAACTCGACGACGAACTCGCCGCGGTGAAGAAGGTAAGCGCGGAATACACCGCGCAGGAACGGCAGCTGCAGCAGCTGATCGGCGCCACGCCGACCGGGAAGACCCAGGATCGCCTGCAGAAGGAAGCCCTGGCGGAATCTGCCCTGCTCTCCGGACAGATCGACCGGAAGACCTTCGACGAGATCCTCGAGAACCTGCGCGAGGTCAAGAAGGAAGGGAAGGACACCTTCGGCGAGCTCACCTCCGCGATCAACCAGTGGGGCAAGGCCTCGGCCGATGCCATCGTCGATTTCGTCGTCGACGGCAAGGCGTCCTTCACCGACCTCGCCAATTCCATCATCAAGGACATCGCGCGCATCGTCGTGCAGCAGAACATCACCACGCCGTTCGCCAAGTCGATCGCGGAATTCGACTATTCCGGATTTTTCGCCGGGCTGTTTTCCGCCAACGCCGACGGCGGCGTCTATCGCTCGCCGGGGCTCTCGGCCTATTCGGGGACGATCGTCGATCGGCCGACGTTTTTTCCCTTCGCAAAAGGGGTCGGCCTCATGGGCGAGGACGGTCCCGAAGCCATCCTGCCGCTCAAGGAGGGCAAGGACGGCAAACTCGGCATTGCCGGACCGGCGGGCGGCAACGTCCAGGTGATCATCAACAACACCGTGCCCGGCGCCCAGGCCACCCAAAGCACGCGCCAGGACGGCAACGGCGACACGATCATCGAGGTGCTGTTCGCGCAGGTCGAGAACCGCATTGCCAGCGGCATTACGCGCGGCAGCGGCGTGCTGGCCTCGTCTCTGGAACAGACCTACGGCCTCAACCGCGCGGCGGGAGCCTTCTGAGATGCCCTGGACGCCGCCGCCGCCTCTGCGCGCCGCCTACGAGATCGCTCCGACCGACCCGTGCCTGCGTACCGACATGGAAGTCGGCGCCGCCCGCGTCCGGCGCCGCACCGCCGCCCGCATGGATGTGGTGGCCATCGAGTGGAAGCTCACCCCCGGCCAGATGGTGGCGTTCCGCGACTGGTACGACACGGATCTCGGAGGCGGCGTGGCCTGGTTCACTGTCGATCTGGACCTCGGCGCCGGTATTGTTTCCTGCGAGGCGCAATTTGCCGAGATGTGGAAGGCCACGCGCCCGGGCCTGATGTGGTCCGTCAAGGCGTCGGTCAAGGTGCGCTGATGCCCGATCCGACCCTCTCCCAGGCGATCAAGGAGGCCTACGCCTCCGCGCCGTCGGACGTGATCGTCTATCACACGCTGACGATCGATCACCCGAACTTCACCCAGCCGATCTACGTTGTGCGCGATACCGTCGATCTCGTCGCGCACCTGGAGACCGACGTGCAGGTGACGTTCGTGCGTTACGCCTTCGACCTTGTGAAACCCGAAGTCTCAGCCACCGGCGTGCCGCAATGCACGATCACCATCGACAACGTCAGCCGCGAGATCCTGGCCAACATCCAGTTGGCGTTGCAGAGCTTGAACAAGATCACGATCACATACCGCGAGTACCTCTCGACCGACTTGTCCGGCCCGCAGAACGACCCACCGCTGACCATGACTGTGCTGTCGATCAAAGCCGATGTGTTCCGCATCACCGCGACGGCCGGCTTCCCGGACCTCGTGAACAAGAAATTCCCGGCGCAGGAATACACGTCGGAACGATTCCCGGGGCTCGTCTCATGAGCCACTGGGCGGGACAGTACATCGGCCGGCCGTGGATCGAGAAAGAGCACGAGTGCGGACACTTCTTCTGCCTCGTGCAGAAGGAGCGGTTCGGCCTGGACGTGCAGGTGATCGACGCCGACGCGCTGAGCCTGCGCTCGTGCATCCGCGCGCTCAACGGCGAGCATCCCGAGTTCGCGAACTGGGTTGAGGTCGAGGCGCCGCGCGAGGGCGACTGCATCCGCATGAGTCATTCGAAGCACCCGCACCACGTCGGCATGTGGGTCGACGTCGACGGCGGCGGCGTGCTGCATTGCGTCGAGGGCGCCGGCGTGGTGCTGTCCTCGCGCCAGTCGCTGCGCAAGACGGGCTGGAAGATCGTCGGCATCCTGCGCCACCGGAGCCGGGTGTGAGCTACGCTACGCTCGTCGTCGTGCATGACCCGTACCACCCGGCGCGGCATCGCGAGGTGCGCGCTCTTGAGGCGCCCGGACCGCTCTCGGACGTCGTGCCGGAGACGACCCGGCCGCATATCCTGATGCGCAACGGCCAAGCCGTGCTGCGCAAGGACTGGGATCAGGCGGTCGAGCGCGGCGATCTCGTGGTGGTGGTGATGCTTCCGCAGGGCGGCGGCGGCGGATCGAACCCGCTGAAGGCCATTCTCCAATTGGCAGTGATGATTTTCGCGCCGGAGATCGGTGCGTTTGCCAACCTGCAATTGTTCTCTGCCGGCAGCGGGTTGGCGTTCGCGGTCTCCAACGCCACCCTCGGCGCGGCCATCGGCATGGTGGGGGCGGCGCTCGTTAGCCCGCTGATTTCTGCCAAGCCATCGCCTTCGTCATCAAGCGCGGCGGCCGCCTCGTATTCCTCCTCACCGACCTACTCGCTGACCGCGCAGGGCAACGCCGCGCGCCTGGAAGCACCGATCCCGGTGCAGTACGGCCGCATGCTCAGTTATCCCGATTTTGCCGCGCTGCCGTACGTCGAGTACGCCGGCAACGAGCAGTATCTCTACCAGCTGCTGTGCATCGGCGCCGGGCAGTACGAGATCGAGACGATCCGCATCGCGGACACGGCGATCACCAATTTCGAGGACGTCGAGACACAGATTGTCGAGCCGGGCGGCACGCTGACGCTGTTCCCGGCTAACGTCGTCACGTCCGAGGAAGTCTCTGGGCAGGAAGCGCTGACCGGCACCTGGCTGGGGCCGTTTACGGCCAATGCCGCCGAAACCACGGCGAATTTCCTGGGCGTCGACGTGGTGGCGCCGCGCGGCATCTACTACGCCAACGACTCTGGCGGCCTCAACGAAGTATCCATGACGTTCACCGTCCAGGCGCGCGCGATCGACGCCAACGGCAACGCCACCAGTGGCTGGTCAACCCTGGGCACGCATACACTGTCAGGTGCCACCGCCACGGCGCAACGCTACAGCTACAAGTATTCGATCAACGCCGGCCGCTACGAGGTACGCCTGCAGCGCACGGACGTTAAGCAGACATCGACGCGCTACGGCCATGAGCTTGATTGGTCAGGACTGCGCGCCTACCTGCCGGAGACTCGCAACTACGGCAACGTCACGCTGCTTGCGGTCAAGATGCGGGCGACGAACAACCTCTCGTCGCAGTCATCGCGCAAGATCAACGTGATCTCCACGCGCAAGCTGCCGATCTGGAACGGGTCATCATGGAGCGCGCCGACGGCCACACGCGCGATCGCCTGGGCGCTGGCCGACGCTGCGCGCAATGCCGAATACGGCGGCGGCCTGGCGGATTCGCGCCTCGATCTCGACGGACTGCTGGCGCTCAGCAGTGTTTGGACGGCGCGCGGCGACCGGTTCGACGCACGCTTCGATACTCTCGGCACGCTGTGGGATGCGCTGACCCAGATCGGCCGGGCCGGACGTTCCAAACCCTACATGCAGGGCGGGTTGCTCTACGTTGCGCGCGACCAGGCCGTTACCGTCCCGGTGGCGATGTACTCGATGCGCAACATCGTCAAGGGATCGTTTGGCCTCGAATACATCACGCCATCGGACGATACTGCCGACAGCGTCTCGGTCGGCTACTACGACGCGAACGCCTGGACCACGCGTCGCGTGCCGTGCGTGCTGCCGGACAGCACGTCGAGCAAACCGGCCAAAATCGATCTGTTCGGTGTAACCAACCGGGATCATGCCTACCGCGAGGGGCTGTATTTCGCCGCGGCGAACCGCTACCGGCGCACGGTGATCAAGTTTACGACCGAGATGGAAGGTTTCATCCCCTCGTTCGCCGACCTGATCGCCGTCAGCCACGACATGCCGCAATGGGGCCAGTCGTTCGAGTGCGTCGCATGGAATCCCGGTACGCGCACGCTGCGCGTCAGCGAGCCGATCACCTGGGAGTATTCGACCAACTACGTGGCGCTTCGCCGGCGGGACGGCAGTGTGTCTGGCCCCTACGTGGTGACGCAAGGGGCTGATCCCTATCACATCGTGTTCACAGAGACGCCGGACATCCCCCCCTACACCGGGCTGGCCGAGGAGCGTACCCAAGGCTCGTTCGGCTGGGGTGACACCTGGGCGCAACTGGCTCGCGTCGTCGCCATCCGCCCGCGCGACATGAACACTGTCGAGATCGAGGCGATCAACGAAGACCCGTCGGTGCATACCGCCGACCAGGGCGTCGTCGCGCCGCCGGTCAATTCGTCGCAACTGCCGACCTACACCGTGGCGCCGCGCGTTTTTGGCCTAACCGCGCGTTCGATGCCCGGGCACTCGGAACGGATGATCCTGTCGTGGCAGCCGTCGCCATGGGCCAATTACTACGAGATCGAGCAGTCTGGCGATGGAATCAACTGGGTACGTTCGGGCGAACCCTCTGCATGCAACTACACCGCGACTGCGCTGTATGGCGGCGCGACGATCCTCCGCGTCCGCGCCGTCGGCCTGGAGCCGGGGCCGTGGGTGCAGGTCAATTATTCCATGTCGTCGGACTACATGTGGACCAACGATGCGAACGCCATGTGGACCAACGACAACAATCTGATGTGGAGGTACTGAACCATGACCACACTGCCACCGGCATCAAATGCCACCAACGCCGCGGCGACCGAAGGGGATGTGAAAACCTTCCTGACGGCTCTCCGCGATTACCTCAACGGACTCTTTGGCTCAACCGGCGTCCCGGCCGACGCACGGAACGCACTCGGCGTGTCGAACAATACAGTGGCGAAGACAGGCGACACGATGACGGGACCGCTCAGCGTTCCGGAGCTCACTGTGACCAGTGATGGCCCGCTCATAAAAATGATAGATACGGACTCCATGACAAGGTATCTGCACCATCAGGGCGGCGTCATGGGGTTCCTCGACAACACAGGGAACTGGGCATTCTATGAAGACAACAACGGCGCTCTGTGGAGCAAGGCTTATGGCGTTCTGCACAATTTTTTCTCCACTAGGAGCTATGTCGATAGCACGTTTGCTCCGAGAACCGCCTACGTTGATGTAACGGCTTTGGCTACAGTAGGTGGAGCAGCCCAAAGTCAACAGATCAGGCTGACGCGGGCAAATGGCTCTAACAGCACTGTGTACACCTACCGCGCCATCGGAGGCGGTGATTCCGGAGGAGGTTGAAAATGCAATACGCGAGCACTGAGATCTACAACGGCGTCGAGACGGTCGTTGTTGTCTTACCTCTCTCTGTTGTGCCCGATTTCGATCCGGAGAACCCGCCGCAGGACAACACCTACGGCGTGCCGGACGAAGTGCAAATCGGGTGGGAAAAACAGGTGGACGGCACATTCGCGCCGCATGTGCCGACCAGCGACGAGATCATCGCGGGGCTATCGGCGCAGATCCAGAAGCGCCTGGATGATTTCGCAAAGACCCGGCGTTACGACAACGTGGGCTCCGGACCGAAGTACGACGATCTCACGGATGCCGAGATCGCTTCGCTGCCGGACGTTCTGCAGGCGATCGTCACGCGGTATCGCGCGGAGACGAGGTATCTGAAAGTGAAGACCGCGGAGACCTGGGCGAAGGGCGAGATCCTGACAGCGGAAGTTCTGAGCGGCGAGCGCCCGGTACCGTCCTCGATCGCCGATATCGAGGTTGACTTGCCGACGCTGGAGTGGCCGGTGTGAGTGTTAAGCGCGTCGGGCGATCACTCCACGGTTTCAATCTGCTGCTTCGCCAGAAGGCTCTTGTTGAGCAAGCGTATGCCCAATCGCCTTGTAGGTCGCGCGCTTCTCAGCGGCGAGGCTCCCGTAGATCTGGATCAACTGCTCTTCGTCGTGCGTCAGCACTCGCGGTTCCGGCTCGGCCTGCGTGAAGATCGCATGCCGGGCGTCTATGGGTTTCGCGTCCCCGAGCCAGGCATCCCGCGCCCGTAACAGGCGGTACGATCCCGCCTGTCCCCCGTAGATTGCGGCCATCCGCTCGGTGCTGATCTGGGCCAGGCGAATCTCCCGCCCCCGCGCCATGATCGCATCGAGCCCCTTCTTGCGCACGCCGAGCAGAATCTCGGTGGCCAGATAGCGGTATGTCGTCACGCGCCCGGCGCGGCCGCGCACCTCGCTCTCCATCGGCTGGCTGAGCACGGCTGCGTGCCGTTGCCCGTCGGTCGCAATCGTCACCGTCCACGGCTCGTCGTGCAGGTGCATGTCGAGGGTCTCGGCGCACTCATCCTCGTCGACGAAACGCCAGACTTCGAACGGCGTGCCCCGGCCCTCCGTCAGCCATTCGACGCGTACGCCTTCAATCCGCCGGATGGTGAAGAGCGTTTCCCATCCCGGCGTCGTCAGCTTGGTTTTCAGGTTCTGGATGATTCCTCGGTTGATGCCGAATTCCTTCGCCCAACCGTATTCGGTTCGGTCTTCGAGCACCTGTTTTAATCGCTGAAGAATATCCATTTGTTAACGAAAAAAATCGTTGACATACATCTGCACGTGTACTAAATTTGAATCATTCGTTAGTTAACGAACAAGTTTTGTGCACTGTTATGGAGATTAACACATGAGCGAAAAGCGTAGCGCCTCCTTGGTTACGGTCAGCCTGCCCAAAGGCGATAAGGATCGCCTCAAGGCGTTGGCCGAAAAGGAACAGCGCACCGTCTCGAATCTCGCGTGCGTTCTATTGCGTGAAGCGCTCAAGAAGCGCGAAAAGGTGGCGGCCTGAGATGGCCGACATGCCTGAATCCCTGCGCCGGACCGGCCTCGTGTCGATCAGCGACAACATTCCGGAAGGGTACAGCGCGGCGATTGCGCGGGATTTCGTACGCGTTTTCCGCGCGGACCTCGAGCACCGGCTGTACGGATGGACAAAGCCGGTTCCCGCCCTGACCCGTTCCCCCGTACCGCCCCGTATCCCCGTAAAGAAGCCCAGGAGCGAACCATGAAACAGATCTCGATGAACCTGAATTTCAGCGGCGCCATTTTGCCTGTCGTCGACAGTGAAGACGGCTTTCAGCGCGTTCCCTTGAAGCCGATTTGCGAGGCGGTGGGGGTTGAATGGGCTCGTCAGCACAAGAAGATGCAGACCCCGTATTTGGCCCGCCGGCTCGGTATCTGCGTAGAACAGATGTACTACGCAGGTCAGACCCGCCTGATGGTTTTGATCAGGCTCGATCGCGTCGAATCCTTCCTCAACACCCTCAACCCGGAACTGATCCGTTCGGCCGGCAACGTCGACGCCGCCGATTTCCTCGAGGCCAAGCATCTGGAGTGGGATGACCTCCTGCATCTGTACGAGCTTGGCAAAGGCGATCTTTTTAAAGAGCGTTCGTCCCGCATCACCACCGTGCGCGCTTTCGTGTCGGCGCTCAAGGTGAAGAACGCGACGCCCGATCCGGTCGATCGGAAGGCAGTCTCCGCGATTCTCTCCGGGCTCGCCCGCGACCTCGATATTCCGTATCAGCAGGAGCTCGCAGGAACCGAATAAACAGGGTGTCCGGCGAGCGCGCCAACGCTCGCCGGACGGTGCGACGGGATACAACTGGACTCGCACGCCAAGTATCCGCGTCGCGCCCGACGAAATGAAGTGGACGTCAGGGAGCGATTCACAATGGATGTCTTCGAGGCGGCATACCGCGTCGCGCACGACTACAAGGGCGGCGCCGCGAACAAGGGTGGCGCGGTGCGCATGGCCCAGGACCTGGGCGAGAACCCCGGCACCTTCCTCAACCGCCTGAATCCCGAGCAGGAAACGCACAAGCTCTGGCTCGCGACCTCGGTGCGCATGCAGGTCGTGTCCGGAGACCATCGCATCCTGCACGCCATGGGCGCCACCCTGGGCGAGGTCTGTTTCCCGGTCCCCGACCTTTCGAACGTCTCTGACGCGGCGCTCGTCGAGCTGGTCTGCCGCATCGGCGACGAGGGCGGCGATTTCTACCGGGCCATCAACGCCGGCCTTTCCGGCGCGCGCTTCTCCCGCGCCGACTACGCCCGCATCCGCAAGGAAGGTCAGGAATACATGGCCGCCATCGCCGAGACGATGGCCCGCATCGAGGGCCTGGTCGATGACTAGCCCCCTCCCCGACCCGCTGCGCCGCGCCGGCCTTGAGCGCCTGACCGACAACCTGCCCGAGGGCGCTTCGCTGGATATCGCCCGCGACTTCGTCCGCATCTTCCGCGCCGACCTCGAGCAGCGCCTCTATGGCTGGACCAAGCCCGCGCCGGCGGTCACCCGGCGCCTGCCGCAGGAGGACCGCTGATGCCCTCCCTGCGCGACTGGCTGCAGGCCCTGGCCGCCATCCTCGTCTTCTCCACGGTCACGTCGGCGCTCGATCCCGCCGCGCCGGCCGAACTTCCCCGGATCGGACAGGAGCGAACGATGAACCGTTATCTCACCGAGGCCGAGCAGACCAAGCTGCTCTGGACCTTGAAGGTGCACAGCGGCGACCCGCTGGCCGCGCGCGATTACGCCTGGGTGCGCGCGCTGCGCCATTCCGGGCTGCGCATCCAGGAGTTCTCCCGCATCAGCGTCGGCGACACGCTGGCCGCGCTGCGCTCGGGCTACCTCTACATCCCGCGCGAACACCGCAAGGGCTGGAACCGCAAGCCCGCGCAGGACGGCAAGCTGCGCAAGCCGCCGAAGGACCACAGCGTCTACCTCACCGACGCCCTGCGCCGCGCGCTGCAGGATCTGCTGAAGTGCCGCTTCGAGATCACCGGCGCCGACTGCCGCGAAGTCGATCCGCTCGTCGTCTCGCGCCACGGCACGGCGATGAGCGTGCGCAACTACGAGCTGCGCCTGTCCGCCTGGGCGGTCAAGGCCGGACTGCCTCCGGGCGTCTCCCCGCACTGGCTGCGCCACACCCGCGCCATGGCGATCATGCAGGAGAGCACCGCGCGCGACCCCCGCGGCGTGGTGCAGAAGGCCCTCGGCCACGCCGACATCCGTTCCAGCGGCGTCTACACCCAGACCCCGCGCGAGGAGGTCGAGGCCACCCTTGACGCGATCGACGCCCGCGCCGCCGGCCGCATCACCCTGGCGGCCCTGCGCCGCGCGTTCTACGGGAGGGCCGCAGCATGAGCGACTTCAAAATCGAGGTCAAGCCGCTCGAGGACGGCAACCGCCAGGACGATCACTGGCTCACGGTCACCACCACGATGCGCAACTCCGAGTTCGAGCGGTTCCATGCCGCCATGCAATCGGACGACTGGGAAAAGCGCCAGGCCCTGCGCAACGCCGACCTGCAGACCTGTCTCAAGTCGATCCAGGTGGCCATGAACTGGGCGATGCACCACGACTGTAGCGGCGCCGCCGTCTTCGCCCGCCTGCTGGCCAGCCTGTACAACGGCGACCGCGTGAAGATGGATGCCTCGCGCCTGGTCTTCGTGCTCGACGGCCCCAACTTGGAGCACGCGCTCAACGTCATCCGCCTGTGCTACGAGACACGCCGCGAGCCGCACACCTTCTTCGTCGACGGCGGCGATCTGTTCGAACGGATGATCGCCACCTGGGGCTTCGAGAAGCGCCGGAGGAAGGCGGCATGACCACCGTGCTGCTCCTGTGGCTGGTCCTGTCCGTGCCGGTCAGCCTGCTCGCCGGCGCCTGCATCGCCCGGTATGCGGGCGATTGAGGCCGCCATGGGACAGCGCGATCCGCTCGACCCCGACGACCTGCTCGAGCAGGCCCGCCGGCTCGCCAGCCGCCACAACATGTTCTTCACCCGCCAGGGCGAGGCCTTCGCCCTCTTCCGCCGCACCCCGACGCGCCCGGTCTTCCTCGGCCGGCGCTCGACCCCCTCCGCGCTGAGCCAGCTCGTCTCGCGCTGCGCGGCCTGCAAGTGACCATCAGGAGCGAAAAACCATGATCAATGCCTTATTCATCGACCCGTCGACAGCAGGGAGGCGGAAGACATGCTGACCTTCGCCGACGAAATGCGCGCGCTCGAATTGGCCGTAGCCGCCGAGGCCGCCCGGCGGGCCGAAGCGCTGGCGAACTCCCAACGGGACGCGATCAGCCTCGCCCGGCGGCAGGGGCTGCTCGACGCGATTTTGCAGCACGGCCCGATGACCGCGCGGCAGTGCGCCGAGGCCACCGGTTTCAGCCGGGACAGCACGCTGCACCACCTCAACACCCTGATCGCGCTGGAGCAGGTCGTCCGCCGCAACGCGAACGGGGTACGAGTCTTCTGCCTTCACCCCGACCCCACCACCACCACCACCACCACCACCTAGGAGCGACCATGCACCAATTCACCCCTTCAGCTACCCCGCGAATCGGCACCTTCATCGACGGCGGCTATTTCGGCGGCGTCATCAACGTGAATGGCACCCACAAGGGCTTCGTTTGGGCGCCGAAAGCGGCCGGACAGATCATCGCCAGACTCCTGTTTACCGGCAAGACCGCTCAGGGCGAGTACAGCCCCCACGACTGCGCCGCCAACACCGCGGCCCTGATCGCCTCCGGCAGCGAAGCCGCCGAGCGCGTCGCCGCACTGGACATCAACGGCTACCAGGACTGGCTCGTCCCCAGCCGCGACGTGCTCGAACTCGGCTACCGCCACTTCAAGCCGACCGCGTATCCCAACTGCTGCTCATGGCGCGACGGCGAGAACCCCAACAGCGTGCCGCCCGGCTGGCTGTACACCGAGGACAACCCGGCGCAGACGACGCTGGAGGCTTTCAAGGCGGGCGGTCCAGAGGCGTTCGACGCCGCGTGGTACGGGTCTTCGACCGTTTTTCCCGACGGCATGACGGCGTTCGTCCAGGTCTTCTGCATCGGCGATCAGTACGGCATCAACCTCTCGTCTGAGGTCCGCGTCCGTGCCGTCAGGCTGATTCAACTCGGTTCTTCAATCCTTCAATCCTTTATCAGGAATTCGCCCACATGAAACTGCACATCGAAAACGTCAACATCACCCTGGCCCACGCGCAACCGCCGGCCGGCCTGCTCGCCGCCCTGGCCATTGCCTCCGCCGCCAAGGCGTCGTCCCCCAGCCGGCCCGTCCCGGCCATCGGCGACAAGTGGCCCGGCCTCGCCGCCACCTACGCCGGCGTCTCGCTCTCGAAGACCGGCGACCGCCTGGTGCACCTGATCCTGTGGGACGACGATCCGCAGATGCCGCTGAACTACGCGGATGCCGTCAAGCACGCCGAGAACGTCAAGCCGGACATGGACAGCCACCTGCCGACCCGCCACCAGGGCCTCACGCTGTTCGACAACCTGCGCGATCGCTTCGAGACGTCTCCCTGGTACTGGCTGCTCACGAAGACGCTCAGCGGCAAGGCGGCGTTCGTCCAGCTCTTCGACATCGGCGATCAGGCCATCAGCGACCTCTCGTCTGAGGTCCGCGTCCGTGCCGTCAGCGAGATTCCTCTTTGACCCTTTGATCCTTTAGTCCTTCGACCATGCTGCATACCGACCTGCCGATCTACAAGAAAGGGTACGACCTGCTCACCCTGGCCGCCGACGTGCACCTGAACATGCCGCGCACGTTCAAGCAAAGCCTGGGCAGGCGGGTTCATGACGAGTGTGTCGACCTGCTCCTGGAGATCGGCTACGCCAATGCCAGCCGCGGGGAAAAGCGTTGCGAGCACATCCGCAACGTCCTCCGCGGGCTGGAGGTGGTGTCGCTGATGATGCGCGTCAGTGCCGACAAAGGTTTTGTGTCCTGGAAGCTGTGGGCCAGGGCCATCGAAATGACGAACATCCTCAACAGACAGGCCGGCGGCTGGTTGAAGAAGTCAGCAACCGCGTCTGATTCATCGGGGCCAAGGCTCCCATGACCGTGCGCATTATGAATCTGGTCGCACCCCTGCCTCACGAGGGCACGGCTATGCACACCGCGGATACCGGGGAGCCCGGCTCCCGCCGGTCCGGTGCAGTTTCCCCGCCGAGCAGTCGGCGGGGCGACGTGGAAAGTGCGAACACACGGCGTTCGTCCAGAACTTCGACAACGGCAATCAGAACAACAACAACCTCTCGTCTGAGGTCCGCGTCCGTGCCGTCAGCAGATTCATCCAACTACTCCTTCGAGCTCCTGCTCCGCGCCTATATCGATTGCCGCAAGAACAAGCGGAACACGGCCAGCGCGCTGGCGTTCGAGCAGGATCTGGAACGCAACTTGTGGCAACTCCATGAGGAACTGACCGAGGGCAGCTACGCTCCCGGCAGATCCATCTGTTTCGTCATCACCCGGCCGAAGCCGCGCGAGGTGTGGGCAGCAGATTTCCGTGATCGCATCGTGCATCACCTTCTGCACAACCGCCTCGCGCCCTATTTTCACGCCCGCTTCATCGCCGATTCCTGCGCCTGCATCCCGGGCCGCGGCACGCTGTACGCCGCCGAGCGCCTGGAGGCCAAGGTGCGCAGCATCACCCAGAACTGGAGCCGTCCGGCGTACTACCTGAAATGCGACCTGGAGAACTTCTTCGTCAGGATCGACAAGCGCATCCTGATGGGCCTGCTGGCTCCGAACATCGACGATCCGTGGTGGCTGCGGCTCGCCGAGGTGATCATGTTCCACGACCCGCGCCAGAACTACGCGCTGCGCGGGGACGCCCGCCTGATCGAGCGCGTGCCGCCGCACAAGCGCCTGGCCAGCCAGCCGGGGCACATCGGCATGGCGATCGGCAACCTGCCGAGCCAGTTCGGGGCGAACGTCTACCTCGACGTGCTCGACCAGTTCGCCAAGCACGTCCTGCACTGCCGCCACTACATCCGCTACGTGGACGACTTCGTTCTGCTCCATGAATCGCCCGACTGGCTCAACGAAGCGAAGGAAAAGATGGAGGCCGTGCTGCAGGACAGGCTGCACGCCCGGCTGAACCCGAAGAAGACCGTCCTGCAGCCGGTCGCCCGCGGCATCGATTTCGTCGGCCAGGTCGTCAAGCCATGGCACCGCACCTTGCGCCGGCGCACCTTCCACGAAGCCATGTGCCGGGTTTACGAGGCCGATGACGACGACCTGTTCGCCACGGCCAACAGCTACTTCGGCCTGTTCCGGCAGGCCTCCCACAGCCACCACGACCGTGCCGAGCTGGCCAACCTGCTGCGCCGGCGCGGGCACTGCGTCAAAACCAACCTCACCAAAACCTACAGGAGATCCGCGTAATGGAAAACTCGAAATTCGAATCCTGGTGCATCGTCGAACTGTTCGGCCACCAGCGCATCGCCGGGCTCGTCACCGAGCAGACCATCGGCAGCAGCAGCTTCGTGCGCGTCGATGTGCCAGCCTGCGGCGACGTGCCCGAATACACGCGCTTCTTCGGCAACGGCGCGATCTACGCCATCAACCCGGTCGCCGAGCCGATCGCCCGGGCCGCCGCCGCGCAGTTCAATGCCCGTCCGGTGTCGCTCTACGAGTTGCCCGAGCTGCGTGAATTACTCGGCCAAAGGGAGTTGTCCTTCCAGCCGGACCCGGACGACGAAGGAGGGGTTTTCTGATGACCACCTCCATCCGCCCCGACATCCTCACCGTCTCGGGCCACTACTTCGACTTCCTCGACCCGACGCACAACGTCGTCCAGGTCACCGACATCGCGCACGCGCTGTCGCAGGTCTGCCGCTTCGCCGGCCACACCCGCGAGTTCTACTCGGTCGCGCAGCACAGCGTGCTGGTCAGCGACATCGTCTCCCCCGAGAACGCTCTGATCGCGCTCTTCCATGACGCGGTCGAAGCCTACATCGGCGACGTCACCCGGCCGCTGAAGAACCTGCTGCCCGAATACCGCGTCATCGAAGCGCGCCTGCAGGCCGACATCTTCCGCAAGCTCGGCCTGCCCGAGCAGATCCCCGCGGAGGTCAAGCATGCGGACCTGATCCTGCTCGCCACCGAGCAGCGCGACCTGATGCCCGAGCACGACGACGAATGGTCCCTCATCGCGCACGTCGACCCGTTGCCGGACAGCATCGTGGCGTGGTCACCCGACGAGGCAGAAGAGTACTTCCTCGACCGGTATTGGGAGCTGACCGATCCGGACGGCCCGGCACGCATCCCTCTCGATCGACAGACTAAACCCGCATCAACGAAATACGCCGACATGGCGCTGTGCTCGTCGCCGCTGAGCTACGACGAGGCCGTGCGGATGGAAGCCGAGCTGATGCCGCTGCTGCGCTACCTCGGCTCTCCCGGTGACTGGGGTTATGGCACTAAGCTCGGACGGTTGACCGAAGTGCTGCATGGCCTGCGCGGCGAGATCCGGCAGTCCGGCAAAGCGGCGGCGGCCCTCGAAACGAAGGATCAGGACGGTGCCGCATGAAACGCGACGCCTTTACCTTCGCTGCGCCGGACGTCCGCGAGATCCGCCATTTCCACCTCTTCGGCGCCATCGGCGGCGGCGCCAAGGGCTTCATGCGCGGCAAGGCGCGCGTCGGCAACATGGTCGCGCGCTCGCGCTGCATTGGCTCGGTCGACGTCGACGCCGCGGCCAACCGCGACTTCAAGCGCCTGGTCGGCGTCGAGGCCACCACGCTGGACCTGTTCGACCGCGCGCAATACACCGCCTTCCACGGCCACGAGCCGCCGGCCGGCTGGCGCGAGGCGACGCCCGAGGACATCCGCAAGGCCGCCGGCCACGAATTCCCGCACATTGTCTTCCTCTCGGCGCCGTGCAAGGGCTTCTCCGGGCTGCTCAACGAGACCCGGAGCAAGACGGACAAGTACCAGGCGCTCAACCGCCTGACGCTGCGCGGCGTCTGGCTGATGCTCGAAGCCTTCAAGGACGATCTGCCCGAGCTGATCGTCTTCGAGAACGTGCCCCGGATCGCCACGCGCGGCCGGCACCTGCTGGACCAGATCGGCGACCTGCTGCGCGCCTACGGCTACGCCGTCGCCGAGACGACGCACGACTGCGGCGAGCTCGGCGAACTGGCCGAGAGCCGCAAGCGCTTCCTGCTCGTCGCCCGCAACACCGCCAAGGTGCCGCCGTTCCTGTACGAGCCGCCGAAGAAGCGCCTGCAGGCCGTCGGCACCGTCCTCGGCCGCATGCCGCTGCCGGGCGATCCCGCCGGTGGTCCGATGCACCGCATTCCGAACCTGCAGTGGAAGACCTGGGTGCGCCTGGCCTTCGTCGAGGCCGGCAGCGACTGGCGTAGCCTGAACCGGCTGGCGGTCGAGGACGGCGTCCTGCGCGACTACCTGATCGTTCCCGGCTACCACCACGGCTATCTTGGCGTGCAGCGCTGGGAGGAAACGAGTGGCACGATCCAGGGCCGATCGAGCCCGAGCAACGGCGCCTTCTCGATCGCGGATCCGCGCCCGACGGCCGGCATGCTGGAATACTCGCAGTACGGCGTGATGCGGATGGAAGACACGTCGGGAGCGATCATCAACGTCAAGTCGCCCGGGCAGGGCACATTCTGCGTCGCCGATCCGCGGCACGCCGGCCCGGCCAAGCACTCGAACGAGTTCCGCATCGTTCCATGGCAGCGTTCGGCGGTCGCCGTCACCAGCGCGCACGGCTCCGGGCAATGCGTCGCCGATCCAAGGCCGCCACAGGACCGCAAACCGTTCGGCAAATACGCCGTGGCGAAATTCAGCGGCAGCACCGGGACGGTGATCAGCAGCGATGATTCCGGCGCCTACGCCGTCGCCGACCCCAGGCCGAACGGCATCCCGCAGAAGGGCGACCATTACCTCACTGGCGGCCACTACGGCGTCTGCAAGTGGGAGCAATCGAGCGGCGCCGTATCCTCGGCCGCCTGCCATGACAACGGCCGCTGGTCCGTAGCCGACCCTCGCCTGCCGGAAGCCAGCGACAAACTCGTCGCCGTCATCCGCGCCCTCGACGGCACCTGGCACCGGCCCTTCACCACGCTCGAACTCGCCGCGATCCAGTCGCTGGTCGATCCGGAAGAAGTCCTGGAGCTCGACGGCCTCTCCGACAGCGCCTGGCGCGAGCGTATCGGCAACGCCGTCCCTCCGGCAGCGGCCGAAGCGATCGCCAGCACGATGTTCCATACCCTGCTGTTGGCCTGGTCGGGCGAGACCTTCATGCTCTCGGCCACGCCGATCTGGGTGCGGCCGGTTGCGGTGGCGCTCTCCGTGGCGCAGGGAGGTGCGGCATGATCGATTCCCCCTTCTCCGCGCTCAGACCGACAGCATGGAAAACGATCAGAACGATCGTAACGAGCAGAGGAACCCGTTTTGACGTGTTCGCTGAAACCGATCATTTCGTCATGTGCCATGAGCCTGTTGGAAATACTGACACCGTAAGCGACGCAATCCTTGACTTCGAGGATATGGCGACCCGTGGATACTGGCTTTGCCACATCCGGAATGATTACGGTGCGCACGTCATGTTCGAGAAGCGAGGCACCACATGAACCAGGCGATCTACCCGGAAACATTGGCGGAAATGACCAAGGCACGCGCCGGCGAGAAATACCGCCCCGGCAACGGTACCGAAGGCGAGTGCTTCTTTGCCGCTTGGTGCTGCAAGTGCCAGCGCGACAAGGCCATGCGTGAAGGCTGCGACGTCGACGAGTGCGATGACAATGAGCGCTGCGACATCATCGCGTACACGATGTGTTACGACGTCGAGGACGCGGAATACCCGACGGAGTGGCAGATCGGCACGGACGGGCAACCGTGCTGCACCGCCTTTGTCCCAGCGGGCGAGGCGATTCCCGAGCCGCGCTGCGCATATACGCTGGACTTGTTCGGGGGTGCAGCGTGATCAAGAACCACCACACGAGCATTGCCACCCGTAAAGAGCATCGCTGCGATGAGTGCGGCCGGCGCATTCCGATCGGCGCCCGCTACTGGTCGTCTGACGATGGAGAGTGGCGCGAACACACGAATTGCGAGATGTACCGGGCGGAGCCTGTGCTTCCGCGCGGCTTCAATCAAAGGCGCACGGGAAAGAGAAGAGGTATCGCATGACCGTCCGCGACACGTCACGGAGGTTCCCTGTGACCAAAATCGAACTCAAAAGCTCGTGGATCGAGATTTTTCAGGACGCACCCACAACAGCGATAAGGCGGTCTCGCTGGGCGACATGGTTGCGTCTCGCTCGGGCGTCTGGTGCCCGTGATCAGGCCGTGATCTGGTCGGACGGTTCTGAATGCTGTCACGGCTGCGCCAGACGACGCGGAGGCTGGTGTCAGGCGCAGTCGCTGCCCTGCACCGTCAATCCGATCCTGACAATGCGCCACGGGATGATCGGAATGGCGTGCATGGGGCTGGGCTTTATTCCAAAGCAGATGACTCTGGCTCTCGGAGGTGCGGCATGACCGTCCGCGACCTCTCCCTCTTCGTAGGCGGCGCCCGCCTGCAGATGACCGAGTCCATCGAGCTCACCATCCAGAGCCTGCAGGCCTACGGCCCGGCGCACGATCACTGGGTCATCGCGTGGTCCGGCGGCAAGGACAGCACGGCCACGCTGACGATCATCCTCTACCTGATCGCGGCCGGGCTCGTCCGCGCGCCCCGGCGCATCACCGTCCTCTACGCCGACACCCGGCAGGAACTCCCGCCGCTGGCCATCGCCGCCATGGAGATCATGGACTGCCTGGCCGAGCGCGGCATCGAGTTCCGCATCGTCCGCGCCCCGCTCGACAAGCGGTTCATGCCCTACATGCTCGGCCGCGGCGTGCCGCCGCCGAACAACAACACGCTGCGATGGTGCACGCGCCAGATTAAAGTCGATCCGATGACCGCCGCCATCGCCGAATCGCTCGGCGACGGTACGGCGCTGGTGCTTACCGGCGTGCGCCAGGGCGAGAGCGCGATCCGCGACCGCCGCATCGAGATGAGCTGCAGCAAGGACGGCGCCGAGTGCGGCCAGGGCTGGTATCAGCAGGTGCTGCCCGAGAGCAAGGGCGTGCGCGGCCGCATCGCCACGCTGGCACCGCTCCTGCACTGGCGCGTTTGCCACGTCTGGGAGTGGCTGCGCCACTGGGCGCCCCGCGCCGAATACGGCGACTGGCCGACCGAGATCATCGCCGACGCCTACGGCGGCGACGAGGCCGAGGAGGTCAATGCCCGCACCGGTTGCGTCGGCTGCCCGCTGGCTCAGGAGGAAAAAGCCCTGGAGTCGATCCTAGCCATGCCGCGCTGGTCGCATCTCGCGCCGCTGCGCGAACTCAAGCCGCTCTACCGCTGGCTGCGCGAGCCGGCGCAGCGCCTGCGTAAATCAGGCATTGAGCGCCTGAAAGACGGGTCGATCGGTAAGAACCCGCAGCGCATGGGGCCGCTCACCTTCGCCGCCCGAGCGGAAGCGCTGGAGCGCGTGCTGGACATCCAGCGCCGGATCAACGCCGGCGCCGCCGGCCGTCACGCCCCGTTCCTGCTGATCGACGACATCGAAGAGTCGCGCATCCGCGAACTGATCGCCGCTGGCACCTGGCCGGATGGCTGGGACGGCGACGAGCCGACCGCCGACACTTTTCTGCCGGTGACCATCTACGCCAACGGCGCCGAGCAACACGATCTCTTCGGACTGGAGGATGTTTTCCGATGACGAACTACCCGCTGATCCCCCTCGAAATCGTCGCCCCCCCATCCCGCGGCAGAATCGTCTACCGTGCCTTCGACCATCTGATTGCTCCCTTTGCCGGCGGCCTGTTGTTTATTCCCGTCGCGCAGGTGTTGTGCAATCTCAACGAGGTCGTCGACCGCTGCCCGCTGCCCTGGGATGAAGTCTGGTCGGTGCTGGACACGCCGGTCGAGGACGCGCGCGAGATCCTCGAGGACGGCCTGCATGCCCGCTGGCCCCAGCTCTCTATGCTATTCACCCGCGACTGGTCCCTCGACTTCCTCGGCCTCGGCAACAGCCAGGGGCAGCGGAAAACGATCGAGCGCCTATCGCATCCGTCCGGCGTACGTTACGTGCGGGTTGAGACCAAAAACCAGGGAGGCGACCAATGAAAACAGTGGCTCGGACCATCTTCGCTGTCGTTCTTGTGTTCTTCATTTTTTGGCCCTGGCTGTTGCGCTGCCTCGATCTCGCCTGGATGGTCGCGTCCGGAAAGTGGCTGACATACGGGCACTGGTGGGACGCGCTATGGACGGATGGAACCTACAAATTTTGGCCGTTCTACGCGATCGCGATCGTTTTTGTCTCGTCCTTGATCTGGGCCGGGTTGGAATGGACTGATCGAGAGAAAGGCGAAAAGAGGGATTGATCATGCCCGAACCCTGCGATTGCCTGAATTATTGCGGCGACGATCCTTGGCTGGCGGACGGTCGTTCCTATCCGTGCGCGGAGAAGAAGCGGTCCGACGCTGCCGCCGCTCGTGCCGCTCGACGCGAGGACCGGACCCGTTCCCTCCTCGCCGAGCTCGGACACCCTGGCGATGTTCTCGGGGCACTGAGAGAACTCAAGACCCTCCGCAACTCCTGTAATTAGAACTGTGGATGCCTCATGGCCTCAATCGACGACCTCAAATCCCGCATCGACCTGCACGACCTGGCCGAGAAGCTCGGCCTGAAGCGCGGCGTCGGCAAGCTGGCGAACTACCACTCGCCGGCGCACGACGACAAATCCCCGTCGCTCTCCGTCTTCACGCGCAAAGGCAGCCAGGGCTGGAAGGATCACTCGGCCGACCGCGGCGGCACCTGCATCGATCTGGTGATGTACGTCGAGGGCTGCGACACCTCGGCCGCGATCAAGCGTCTGCACGAGCTCTACGGCATCCCGTTCGACACGCCGGCGCCGCGCGAGCAGCGCGAGAAGTCCCGCGCCGAGTTCATTGCCGACCGCTGCATGGCCGAGCGCCTCAAGGCCATCGACTATCTCGCCGGCGAGCGCGGCATCCACGAGGACGTCGCGCGCCGCGCCATCGAGAAGGGCGCCGTCGGCTACAACGACTACGTCAGCCCCAAGGTGCCGGCCGGCGAGCACGGCCACGGCGGCCCCGCGGTGGCCTTCGTCGTCAAGACCCTGAACCCCGGCCACGTCGTTGCCGTCGACATGCGCTACCTGAATCCCGCGATCAATGGCGGCACCAAGACCCAGTGCCAGGGCGAGAAACAGGGCTACGGCTGGACCAGCGACATCAAGCGGCTGCTTGCCGCCAAAACGATCTACCTGGTGGAGTCCCCGATCAACGCCCTCTCGATCGAGTGCTGCCACCTGTATGACTCGGCGGCCTTCGCCATCCGCGGCACCGGCAACGCCGGCAACATCGATTTCTCCTGGGCGCGCGGCAAGCAGATGATCATCGTCATGGACAACGACGAGCCCTTCCCCGAGGGCCACGCGCAGGCCGGCTTCCGGCCCGGCCTCAAGGCCGCGTGGCAGCTGCACGAACGCCTGACCGCGATGGACATCTCCGCGCTCCTGGTCGATCAGGAAGAGTGGCAATACAACGACGTCAACGACATCCTCAAGAAGGAGGGGGCCGACGTGCTCAAGCGCCACATGGTCAAGCTCGAACCCTGGCTGATCCCCGGCATGCCGGCCAGCCGCGACGGCGAGCTCTTCGATCGCGCCGTCAAGCGCCGCATCTACCTGCCGTACCACCACGATCTCAAGTACTGGCGCTACCGCGTGCGGCCGGAGTTTACTTCCTACGTGGCCAAGGTCGAGTCGGGCGCCGAAGGCGAAGTGCAGATGGAATACACCGAACTGGCCGGTTTCCGCGTCGCCTCGATCTCGCGCGTCACCATCGCCAGCGCCACCGCGACCATGTCCGGCGACGAGGACAGCCAGGCGCACACCATGTTCGCCGTCAGCGTGCAGACCACCCGCCACGGCGCGCAGCTGCTGCGCAAGGTGGTCGACGACGACAAGCTGCACAACATCGACACCTGGAAGCGCTTCGGCCCGGTCTGGAACCAGGCGCAGTTCCTGCGCATGATCAACATCCTCGAGAACGCCGCCCACCTCGGCGCGCGGCACGCCGCCAACTTCGTCGGGCTGTGCTGGCGCGAGGGCCGCCTGATCGTCAACGAAGGCCCCGACTGCTACTTCACCAACCCGGACCAGCAGTGCCCGTACCACAATCTGACCTTCCCCTCAGGATCGCGCCAGGACGCGAGAAAAGTCATCGAGGCATACCAACATACGTTCGAGCGGTCCGCCGCTCTCCTGGCGCTCGTTTGGGGTCTTGGCGGGCACTTGAAGGTTTTGCTCGGTTTCTGGCCCCACATGCAGATGCAGGCCAACAAAGGGATGGGCAAGTCCACGCTGATCAAGCGCCTCGAACGCACGCTCGGTTTCACCATGTTCTCCGGGCAGTCGCTCAACACCGAGTATCGCCTGGTCACCTCGATCTCGCACACCTCGCACCCGGTCGGCTGGGAGGAACTGTCGGCGCGCCGGCAGGAGGTCATCGACAAGGCCGTCGCCCTGCTGCAGGAGAACTACCAGTACACCGTCAACCGCCGCGGCTCGGAGATGACCGAGTTCCTGCTATCCGCGCCCGTGCTGCTCGCCGGCGAGGACGTCCCGGTGCGTTCGCTGATCGGCAAGCTCGTGCGCACCGAGCTCAAGGTCAAGGGGCCGCTGATGCCGGAGGACCTGCCGCGCTTCCCGGTGCGCGAGTGGCTGGAATTCCTGACCGGCTTCTCGCCGGCGCAGGTGCGCGGCATCTACAGCGCCTTCCGCGCCCAGTGCCTGCGCATGAGCCGCGCCACCGAGGCCGACGACGGCGCCACGCGCATGGCGGGCAACTACGCCGCGCTGCTCACCGCCTGGCGCCTGTTATGCGAGTTCGCTGACCTCGACGTCAAGCAGGGCAATTTCCCGACCGACCTGGTCGCCGGCATGAACGCCCACATCAACGAGACGAGCGCCGACCGCGAACCCTGGGTGTGGATCATGGAGACCCTGCTGCACGAGCTGGCCACCAGCAACTTCAAGGCGCCGTACCAGTGGGGCCTGGTGGCGGACCAGGAATGCCTGATCATCCGCACCAGCGACATCATGCACCACCTGTCCAGCACGCCGGCCCTGCGCGAGGCCTGGAACGCCCTGCCGATCAAGAGCGACCGCGTCTTCAAGCGCCAGCTCATGGCCGCCGAGGTGATCATCAACGACAGCGTCGAGCGCACCATCGGTACGCGCCGCGTCGCGCACATGGCCGCGATCAGCCTGGCCAGGCTGGCCGACTACAGCCTGTACGCGGCGCCCAATGCCCTGTTCGAAACGGACCTCGCCCCCGCATGATCGCCCCCCGCACCCCCCAAGAATGTCAGCTGCCGCCCCCCAGCCCTTCGGGCTCTTCCGGGAAAAGGGGGGAGCGACCAGGGCGTTTTCGGCAAAAGGTTGCCGGGCGGTGTACACCTAACCCGTGGATTTCCCGGTCAACCTCGCCTAAGTCCTTGATTGTGTACAACTATGGCCCCACGGGTTGCATGCAATTTTCCACCTGTCGCGGCTCGCATTCCACATGTTCAACTGTTTTTTCCACATGTCGATTTTTTGGCCGGTCGTGCCTTCTTCTCTCTATCTCTCTCTATTTAAAGAAGAAAAGAAGAAGAGAAGAACAGGGAGAAGAGGAGCATGCATCCACGGGTTTTCCGAACTGCCTATTTTTTAATCCACGGGTTATTCACCCGTTCCACCCCTTTTCCGTGGATACACGTGGAACGTTTTTCGATTGCAAATCATGGAGATAAGCGCAATGGACACCCCCATCCACGCGTCCACCCCTTGTTCTGCGTGTGGTCTACCTGAGGACCTCGAATTCGACCTCGCTGCGCTCCTCGACGAGGATGATATCTGCCCCTGCTGTGATGGCAGCGGCGGCGACCCGCTGACCGATTTTTCCACCCCATGCGAATATTGTGGCGGCGAAGGGAGGCGGTGGTGGCTGTGATCATCGAGGACTTCCTGACCTTCAAACAGCGCAACCAGGGCCGCGGGGCCCGCACCGCGGCGGCCTACGGCGACGCGCTGCGCCGCCTGCAGCTCTTCCTCGACGGCCGCGATCTGCTGTCCGCCCAGCCCGACGAGCTCGAGATGTTCTGCGGCCCCTGGCTGCACAAGCAGGGCGTCATGGCCGTCGCGCGCCGGCCGTACATCGCCGCGGTGCGCGAGTTCTTCAAGTGGGCGCGCCACACCCGGCGCGCCCGCGACAACCCAGCTGCCGGACTCTCATATCCGAAGACCGGCCGGAAGCTGCCGCGCGTGCTCAGCCTGGCCCACGCCGAGCGCCTGATGTGGGCGCCCGACTTCAACACGTTCAAGGGCGTGCGCGACGCCGCGATCCTCTCGGTGCTGATCGGCTGCGGCCTGCGCATCAGCGGGCTAACCGGCCTCAACCAGGGCCATCTCGCCGGCGTCGAGCACCGCGGCCAGGTCCGCATGGTCATCAAAGCCCGCGAAAAAGGCGACAAGGAGCGCCTCGTTCCCGTGCCGCGCGAAGCCGAGATGGTCCTGCGCCTCTACCTCGAGCACCCCGAGCTGAAAGACATCGACCGCACCCTGCCCGACGGCGACCAGGTCCTATTCGTCTCGACCGGCAACCGCGCCATGCCGCCCCACGAGTACATCGGCGAGGCCCGCCGCATGCATCCACGCTCGATCCGCGACATGATCCGCCAATACGGCCAGGCGGCCGGCATCCCCGTCGAGCAGCTGCACCCTCACGCCATGCGCCACCTCTTCGGTACGGAGCTGGCCGAGTCCGACGTCGACCTGCTCGTGCGCCAGGACCTCATGGGCCACGAAGACGTCAAGCACACCAAGATCTACACGCACCTCGCCACCCGCAAGAAGCTCGAGGACCTCGATCGAGGCGGCCCGCTGGCCAAGATCAGGACCCCGGTCAGCGAGCTGCTCTCCCGCCTGAACAAGTAGCGCCACTTCCTGGAGGATCCAGCCATGCCCGCGCCCGGGTTCTCATTGCCGCCCACAACGCACCGTGTAGGGGGTAGATGCGGAGAAAGGATAAGGGTCAATCCCTTGCGGTATGAGGCGGCGGTGTATGGTCGCACTATATAAGCAAACTCTTATCAAGATCGGGCTAAATCGATAGGCGCTTACAACTGCGCCTTTTGCCATAAAACGAAGTAGAGGCACGCAACCACCGGCATTCACAGGGGGAACAGATGAACGAAAAACGAAGCTCAATCGAGGAAAACGCACAGTTCTCCCTCTTTGAAGAAGGGGTGGGGGCTCGGCAGGCCTGCCCCCCGCCCTCCCCCCCGGGGGGTGGGTACCAGGAGACATGCACGGTGCTGAAATTTTCGGCCCGCCCGCCCGAAGCAAAAAAAAATGCCGATCCGCGCCTCGACGAGTTGGCGCGAATGGGCATTCAGCGCGTGTGGCTGGAGGTGGCCGAAGCAATCGGCGTCGACGCCTTTCTGACCGTGTGGCGCATTCTCGACGCCGAGCCGGCGTCACACCATAAGGAAGGCCGCCTGCAGCTCAATTTGAAGTTGTACCGCTCGTATCTGCGCTTCCAGCGGAACCGCTATATCGAGGCGTTGGCCAGAAAGGGGCTCAAGCCCCTCGAAATTCAGTGGCATCTAAACCGGCAACTTCGTGAATCGGTCAGCCTCCGTCACATTTCGCGGATCGCCGACGGGGATAGACTGTGAGCATGGAGAAAAAACGATCTGCGATCATTTATGCCCGAGTCTCCACGGTCAAGCAGGCTGATGACGGACTGCCGATCAGCAGCCAGGTGGAACAGGCACAGGCGAAGGCGGCGCAGTTGGAGGCGACGGTCCTGCATGTATTCAAGGACGAAGGAATATCCGGGCGCACTTCGAACCGACCGGCGTTTCAGAAGGCAGTCGCATTCTGCGCAACGCACAAGGTCGATTATTTCATCGTCTGGAACACGAGCCGCTTCGCCCGGAACAAGGTCGATGCCGCGAGTTACAAAAGAAACCTGAGGAGTGATGGCACGAAGGTGGTTTATGTCTCAACGGAGATCGATTCGGAGACGGATGAGGGATGGTTCTCCGAATCGATTTTCGAGATCATAGACGAGCATTTCAGCCGGACAGTCTCGAAGGACACCAAGCGAAGCATGATGAAGAACGCCGCCGATGGTTTCTACAATGGCGGACATGTCCCTTTTGGATATAGAACGGTCCCTGACGGAAAACGGAAACGCCTCGAAATTGAGGAGAGCGAGGCATCTCTCGTCCGCGACATTTTCAACGCTTATCTCGCGGGCGCCGGCTGCAAGGAATTATCGATGCGCTTCAATGCCGAGGGTCGCCTCCGGCGGAGAGGTAAGAAATGGAACAAGAACACTTTGGGGCTGCTGCTGAAAAACCCGGTCTATGCAGGATTCATCGTCTTCAATCGCATCTCTCGCGCTGAAGGTGTGGTCCGTCCGGAGGCTCAATGGATTTACACGAAGAGCCACCCGGAAATTGTCTCTGAGGAGGTTTTTTTGACCGTGCAAAAAATCATGGGAAGCCGGGCGCCCCGGGAGGGAGGAGGCTCACCTCACAGCCGATTCGTCTTCAGTGGATTGCTGCGCTGCGGTTCGTGCGGCGCTGCGATGCAGACGGAAAGCGCCAGAGGCCGGAGCGCCACGTACCATTACTACAACTGCCGATCTGCGATCAAAGGCGAGGGGTGCAGGAACAGGCGCGTTCCCGCCGAAGCCTTCGATGACTGGATAATCTCCGAGATACTGGACAAAATACTGACCCCGGAGCGTATTGCAGATATCATCAAGGAAATTTACGAGTTGCGTGGCGAGTGGTACCTCGAGCGCGATCGCCGGAGGGACTCTCTTGTAGCGGAGATCAGGGATGCAGAACGGCGCCTCGAGAAGTTGTACGAGACGATGGAGCGCTTTGGTAGGGATACCCCAAACCTTGGGGATTTGACCAAACGTCTACGCGAATTGAAGGCACGGATCACAACTGCCGAAAACAGTTTAACGAAGCTGGAGGAAGAAGAAATTCCGGAGATAGAAATCGATCAGCGCCAGATTTCTGAGGCTACGGCGTTCCTGCGCGATATGGTCGTTTCGTCCGATGACCCAGCGAAACTTCGGTCTTTTTTTTCTCAGTTCGTGGACAAAATAATACTCAACGACACTGATGTGCGCGTTGAGTATATTCAGGAAAAACTAGTGAACCAGAAAGGCTTCTCTTTGGTTCATAGTAAGACTAAGTGGCTCCCCGACCTGGGCTCGAACCAGGGACCTACGGATTAA